CCCGGCCTACGGGTCGCGGAGTCGCGACTCTCGGACTCGCGACGGGTCCGAATCCCAGGACCCGCGGAAAGTCCCGATTCGGGACCGTCCCGATTCGGGACCGTCCCGATTCGGGACCGTCCGGGGGAGGCCTCCCCCTGGGCAACCCACCCGAGCCTGACACCGAGCTATCGTCCACAACTCAGCAACCCACGGACGTCCACATCTGGACCACCGTGGGTTTTCTCGTTTCAAGAATCAGCACCACTCAGTAGTGGATCTTGAACCCGAGCATCTCCAGTTCGTTGCGAGTCGCGTCCGATCGGATGTGGCGCACCGTCCAGGCCAGCACCTCCTCCCTCGTGGGCGCAACGTTCGCGAAGGTCAGCTCAGCGGCGTGGACGTTCTCACCATCCTCCGACACGAACTCCAGAGCGACCATCGAGCGTTCCACGTTGCTCGGGTCCGCAGCGACGATCACGACAACGTTCGGAGCCTCCTCGAACACAGCGTCCATCGTGAGTTTGCCAAAGAACGGTTCGGTGCCGTCGTCCCAGTCCTCGGCGCCACTGTAGTCCTGGTAGGTGTTCGTGTCGTGCTTCAGCTTGAGGCCTCCCTCGCGTTCCGCGATGAGCTGGTCAACCATCTGGAACACCGCCGCACGTAGCTCGCTGGTCTTCATACTCCCCTTATCGGCCGAATCCTGTCAGGACTTTAGCAAAGCTCCCAGAAAACCCAGTCTCGGAGCGGGACTCGGAAAAGCGAACCCGAGCTAAAGTCAGCACACGCCCGAGCCGATAACGGAGTATGGACCTAAAGCACAACCCTCTCCGACGGAGAGACTTCCACGCCGAGGCCTGGGCCGACGGCGCTGAGCCGTTCTTCGCAGAGGTTCGGATGGACAGCGTATTCACAGGGACCTCGAAAGCGTGGGTTGTCGTCTGCGCCGCTGACGACAATCGGACCCAGAGCGTGATCGCGCTGGCGTTCATCGACAACCAGGGGCTGGAGGTAGACATCCTCCAGGAGGCCTCCCGCACGTTCCCCGCAGACGTGGAGCGGTGCGAGGTCCTCTCCTGGGCTCGGCGCCACATCCTCCCAGACACCACCGAGGCCGAGTTGAAGCTGCTGGGCTTCATCTTCACAGAGGCCTAAAGTCCACATCTCAGCAACCTCAAAAACAGCTAAAGTCAGCACAGCAAACAGCCGATAACGGAGTCATCATGAGCAACATGTCCTACTGCCGCTTCCGAAACACCGTGAGCGACCTCCGTGACTGCAAGGAGGAGTTGAAGCTCCTCATGACGGGACGGCCGCACACCATGATCAAGGACCCGGACGAACGGGAGGCGCGTGAGGAGTTAGTGCTGCTGTGCCTCCGCGTGGCCGCGATGTTCCCGGAGGCCGCAGAGCAAGAGGCTCCGGGAGACGCCATGCGCAGCGCCATCGCCCAGGCCGAGGAGGACTCGCCAGGGCAGGCCGAGGAGGAGTCCTGAACCGAGATTCCGCAACCCACAACGCTAAAGTCCCCAGCACAATCAGCCGATAACGGAGTATCATGAGCAAGTTCACGATCAAGCAGCCCACCCCAGCGCAGCTGGCGGTCCTCTTCCGAGCGAAGTCTGACTGGCAGGACTCGGACGGCACCAGCAAGAAGGCCGCAGCGACCTTCAACGCACTCCTCGCTCCGTTCGGCGAGTGCGAGGACCTGGGCCTGTTCTTCCTTCCGGAGTGAATCCTGAATCGAGACTCCGCAACCCACAACGCTAAAGTCCCCAGCACAATCAGCCGATAACGGAGTATCATGAGCCAAGAACAACGCGAGATGAACGCTCGGGCCTCGGCGAGGTCCTACCACGCAGCGATGGTCCGCCTGGGCGACTGGATGCCGTCGGAGTTCGATGCCGCGGACCGCTGCGGATTCGCCAATTTCTTCGGAGACGGAGCCGAGCGCAAGGCCTTCATCGCCGAGTGGCTGCGCCTCGATTCGGGACTCCAGCAACCACAACGCTAAAGTCCCCGCCACACCCGAGCCGATAACGGAGTATCATGAGCAAGATCAACAAGTCAGACATGATCGTTGCGGCCACGATGGCGAGTCTCTTCGCAAACTCCTCGGAGGTGGGCTGGGCCCAGATCAGTGCCGCGGTCCGAGCCTCGGAGGCTCGGGTGCCCAAGAACGGCTGGCTGCGCGTCCGGAGCCTCCTGCAGGGCACCTTCCTCAACGAGAAGGTGGTCGAGAGGACTGAGGATGTGTTCGGCGAGACCTACCGCGTGGTCAACGCCAAGGCGGCACAGTCCCTGAACGAGAACCTGAAGTGCTGGCTCAGCTAAAGTCCGACCCACAATCAGCCGATAACGGAGTATCATGAGCAACTACGGTCTGCGGTGGAATGAGTTCAACAAGAAGGGTGAGCTGGTCGCGAAGGAACGCTGGTTTGACTCGGAGGAGAGCCGCGAGCGTTTCCTGGACAAGCTCTACTCCAAGGAGAGCTTCCACAGCGTCAGCTCAACGTCCGACCCGAAGCCCTCATGAACGCCACTTACACGGTCCTCCGCAAGATCGGCTCCCGCGAGCTGATCCACCGCTCCGCAGGCTCCGCGGCCGCAGGCTCCGGCACCACACCAGTCCGGGAGGCCTGGGGGTCCATCAGCACCGCCAGGGACGGCACCACCCACGGCCGCTGGTTCCGGACCCGGGAGGAGGCGGAGGCCGACATCAACAACCACCTAGCGTCCACATCTCAACAACCCGACAGCAAATGAGAGGTATGCTCTAACATGGCACACACCAGCATCACGCTCATCACCATCACCGGAAAGCCAGTCAGTCTCGTTTGCGACTCACGGGAGGGAGCCGAGGATGCAGCTCAGGACGTCATCGTGCGCGGTCTCGACCGTCCGAGCCCACTCGACGAACCCATCATCCGAGCCTTCATCAAGGAGGAGGGCAAGCCGCTGGAGGAGGTCCTCCCCAGCACACTCCTCAAGGAGGCCGACTCATGAAGCCGCTCTCAGCATCCGTCACCGCCTTCCTGGCAGCACTCCCGCCAGTCGTCCACACCTCACACAATCCCTCCCTCAGGTTCGACACACGAACCGAGCGAGGGTGCTGGGTGGTCAGCGGGTGGGGCCGCATCCGACCAATCCGCCTTTCCAACTAAAGTCCCCCCAGCAAACGGTCGATAACGGAGTATCATGGACGAACAAGACAACAAGGACCAGGTGCCCTGCGACACCTGCGAGCAGTGGGGATACGGGGCCATCCGACTGAAGGGGGTGCTGATCTGTGAGCTGGGAACGGGAGGGCAGTGGCCACGCCTCGTGGTCAACCGTTGCGATGCCTGCCGCTTGTTCGACTCGGATGACGATGCCCTCCAGGCCCTGCTGAAGGAACTGATCGAACGGACAAAAGCTAAAGTCCCAGGCACAAACGGTCGATAACGGAGTATCATGCTCAGCAACCCAGACTTCCAAGTCATCCCAGGAGTCCTCGCTCTGATCCCCAAGCCGGGCCAGCAATCCCGATACATCTTCCGGATCAGCGAAGGGGCCAAGAAGTGGGACGGACACGGTTGCGACATCGCGGTCGAGTGCCCACGCACGGCCACCTACGCACCCTGCCTCATCAAGATCACCGGCCGCAAGGTCCGGATCGACTACCGAAGCTGGTCGCACACTACCTTCCGCGTGTCGGCTCAGATCTGGTTTCCGGCCGAGCCCTGGTCCGAGCCCCAGGAGTGGTCCGAGGCCGAGTCGGTGGAGCTGATCTTCAGCGAATCGGTCGAGCTGGACCAGGTCAAGTCCCTGTTCGAGACTCCCGCCACCCAGAGCTAAAGCTCCCCCCACACCCGAGCCGATAACGGAGTATCATGACGATCCAACTGAACCACCTCCACTTCCAAGAGTTCCTGCGAGGATACCGCGAGGGCCTCCGAGCCTACAACACGATGGTCGAAACGGAGGGCGGTGAGCTGGAGTCCACGCCAGACATCCCCGACCAGCCCCTGGGGCTGGGCTTGACGATGGCCACGGCGAGGGAGGCCCAGGACTTCATGGCCGGCAACGTTCGGGACCTCGACCGATTCTGCCACGAGTTCGGCGAGAGCTACCGTCGCGTGGGCCTGCTGTTCGCTCTGAACAAGAACGGCCACGGCGCTGGGTTCCAGAACTACAACGGCGAGGCCGCTCGGGCCCTGCGCTCGGCCGCCAAGACCTACGGTGCGACCACGCTCCTGGTCTCCGGAGGAGTCCTGGTGAGTCTCTGATCGAGACCGCATCAACCACAACGCTAAAGTCAGCACAACAATCAGCCGATAACCATACCATGAACGCCAAGCAACTCGACCTGCTCTCGATCCCAGCCCTGTTCGCCATCCTCAAGAGCGTGGAGACGCGCATGGCGGTCCTCTCGCGGTCCGCGGTGGGCACCAAGAGCGACTGGGTGCCCAACCTCAACCTCACGCACGATGAGGCCCTCGCGGAGTTCTCGGAGTGCGTCACCCTCCACCAACTCCTGGTCCCGCGGCTGGATCGGGCAATGGCCGAGGCAGCCTCCTCGGTGAAGCTGGTCTTCACCCCCAACGGAACGGGTCGCAACTTCGGGCTGGATGTCCAGGCAAACCTCGGCCACGGGATGGAAACGCTCTACCGCACCGGCCTCTACCTGAGCGAGAAGGCTGCCGTGGATTGCGTCGAGCAAGAAGGGCCCGACAACATCGCCAAGACCGTCATCCGCTACCTCAGCGAGAAGGCCACGGTCCAGCTGGAGGATCGAGACTCCTCACTGGTCCGCATCGCGGTCGCAACGCAGTTCCGCCAGCTGGCGGCGTCGGTCTCGAAACAAGACGCCAAAGTCTGAGGCGGAGCTAAAGTCCCACCACCACCCGAGCCGATAACGGAGTATCATGGGGAAGCTAACTCTCGCAGCCGCTCGGAAGCAACTCAAGCGCACGTATGAGCTGAAGGATCAGCGAGTCAGCATCCGGAGCCCAGGCTCCCTGGGCCAGCGAGTCTACCAGCTGGAGGGAGGTATCCAACTCCGCAAGGAGATGGCCTACAAGCACGCTCGGGACCTCGTGGAGACCATGGTTGCCCGCGAGGTTACCAGCCTGACCAAGATTGTCCTGCGTGAGAACACGTGGGAGGATTCGGGCTGGTCCACAGTCTACCTGATCGGCACCGAGGTAGTATTGATTCACCACAGCTCAGTGGATCGCACCGCCCTCGGGCCCTTCCGGGAGGCGGAGTTGAAGCGTCAGATGGCCGTCCTGATTCGGGACACCAAAGTCTGAGGCGGAGCTAAAGTCAGCACAACAATCAGCCGATAACGGAGTATCATGGCACGAGTCGAACACGTCAAGTCAGCGCGCAAGGAGCAGGGCAACTGCGGTAGGTGCGGCGCTGAGATTCTCAAGGGCATGCCCTACAAGTCAGTGGCGTTCTTCCGCGGACCGCGGAAGGTCCGGTGCGGCAACTGCTCGTTCCGGCCGTCGGAGTTGACGCAGAGCAAAATGAGCCAGGCCCTCGCGGCCGAGGAGACCATCCAGGACATCATCAACCAGTGGAACGGCGAGGACTTCGACTCGATCAAGAGCGACATCGCGGACCAGGCGCAGGAGATTCGGGACGTGGCGGAAGAATACACCAGCGCGGCCGACGGCATGGAAACCAACGGCTCAAACAGCATCTCCGACGAATGGCGGGAGAAGGCTGACGCGCTGGAGGACTACGCCAGCTCGATCGAGGATGCCACCGAGGAGGTGCCGGACTACGAGGGCCCGATGGAGGAGGGCGAGGACCCCCAGCCGAAGAAAGATAGCGATGAGTTCAAGGCCTGGGTCGATGAGGCCAGGGGCATCCTCGCCGGACCGCTGGGGAATATGCCGGACTGAGCTAAAGTCCCCAGCACAATCAGCCGATAACGGAGTATCATGAGCAACCTGTTCAGCAACAAGCAGACCCTCTCGGTGACGGTGACGGTGACGTTTGACCCGTCCGAGCTGATCGACCTCCTGTCCATCAGCCACTTCCCCATGGAGTTCCTCCAAACGAACAAGGACATCAAGGCGGCCATCAAGCTGATGGTCGAAACGGAGGCCCTCCGGTGCAAGCAGCGCATCCGAGACTTCCGCGCAGGCGGAAAGCCGCACGAGGCTCGGCTCTGCTGGGATGACGCGTCGATTGCGGTGCGGCAACGTCGCCTGGCGTTCCGCGTTGGGGCTGGGGGCACCGCCACCCCGTCCTGATCCGAGACTCCCGACCCACAACGCTAAAGTCAGCACAACAATCAGCCGATAACGGAGTATGAGCAACGCACGCTACAAGGACCTGGCCGATTGCCTCTCGATCCGCTACGGTGTCTCGGCCATGGTCGCGAGTCCGACCACGGTGCTGTGGGCGGCCAACCACCTGATCGAGGTCGGAACGCTGGAGGTGGCCGCGGCCAAGAGCCAGCTGAAGGCTCTCAACGCCCAGCGCCACAAGCTCGGCGTGATCCCGGCATACGCTGACTTCGGCACGAGGCTCTTCTGATGACGACCATCCACATCCCAGCTCAGCAATGGACCCGCACCAGCGAGTGCCCCGCATTCGATACAACGTTTGAAGTCAAGGCAGGGGACTACGAGGTGGTGACGGTGGAATACCACGCAGGCTACCCATTCTCGGCCGTCTGCGTCGATGCGGCCCAGGTCCGGGAGACTCCGGCCGCTCTCCTCGGAGGGATGCCGGTGGGCTGGACCAAGGAGGTCGGAAAGCCCACCCAGGTCCTCATCCCCCTCAAGGACCTCACCAAGTGAGTCCTGAATCGGGACTCACTCGACCACAACGCTAAAGTCCCCAGCACAATCAGCCGATAACGGAGTATCATGACCCAGACCAAGCACCAGACCGACTGCTCCAGCGCGACACTGACCCGTTTCGAGAGGTTCGCTCTCGAAAAGAACCGCCAGATCGACTACCAGGACATTCGGCAGTTCCTGCTCGGCGAGGGATACCGAGACCCGGCACGCGCCACCGAGGGCCTCCTCGACAAGCTCCAGGTGGACAGCAAGGACATGTGGCTGATCGCCCAGGTGGGCCGAGCCTGTGCCCGCGAGGCCCGTGAGCTGCGCGAGGTCCTCCACGGCCTGGAGAGCGCCAAGCGCGCAGTCCGGGAGGAGGTTCGCAGCCGCTGGCCGGACTTGCTCGCAGACTGACACCGACCCCACGTCCACATCATGACCAACGACACCACCACCGCTGCGATCCTCCTACTGGAGGGAGTCGTGCTCGACATCCACATCCACACCCACTTCCAGGAGGCACGGAAGCGCATCCTCAAGACAATCGACCTGCTGTCGGGAGGGAATGACGCGCTGATTCCGTCCTGGTTGCTGGCCGAGGTCCAGGGACTCCGCTAAAGTCAGCACCTCAATCAGCCGATAACGGAGTATCATGACGACGCAACGAAATGACGCGCACCTCCCGAGCAAGCTGGTCCCGGCCGACTACACGCACGTGATGAGCTTTGTCTACCCGAGCGAGGGCCTCCCGTTCGGGTTCGGAGTCGTGCAGCTGAACGCTCTCAAGGCCTCGGCTCCGTTCTTCCGCAAGCCGTCGGGCAAGAGCGGCTGCGCGATCTGTGGGGCCCACTACCTCAGCGGTGACGTGTTCTTCCACGCGCCGACGGGCCAGCACATCGAGGTCGGTTGGGAGTGCGGCGACAAGCTGAACGCCCACATCGACAGGAGCGAGACCGTCCAGGGAGCCCAGCGGGGCAAGCAGGAGAACCTCCTGCGCCTGGAGCGGGAGCGTCGCAAGGAGGAGGCCGAGCAGTTCTGCCTGGCCAACGAGGGCCTCAAGGAGGCTCTCCTCCTCGACCACCCGATCACCAAGGACCTCGCAGCCTCGCTGGCGAAGTGGGGCTGCCTGAGCGAGAAGCAGGTGGCGCTGGCTCTGAAGCTGGTGAAGGATGCGGCGACTCCGCCCAAGGCCAAGGCGGACGTTCCGGAGGGCAAGCAGACCCTCGTGGGCAAGCTGATCAAGATCAAATACGTGGACAGCAACTTCGGAGTCTCGGTCAAGATGCTGGTCGAGGTCGAGACTTCGACGGGATTCTTCCGAATCTACGGCACCAAGCCATCGGCCCTCCCGTCCAGCACTCCGGCTGGGACGATGCTCAGCTTCACGGCCGCGGTGGATCGGTCGGAGGATGACCCCTCGTTCGGGTTCTTCGCTCGGCCGACCAAGCTCGTGGTCCTGACCGCCACCCCGTCCTGAATCGGGACTCCCGCGACACCTCGCTAAAGTCCCCAGCACAATCAGCCGATAACGGAGTATCATGAAGCTGACCAAAGAACAACGCAAGGCCCTGTGGTGCTTCGACCTCGCAGGGAAGATGGGAGCGGTGGTGATCACCCAGCTGCGCGAGCGCATGAGCGAGGTCGATGCCTTGCTCGCGGCAAAGTTCATCACCAGGACCGACCGCATCGGCGGCCTGACGGACTCGGGCGAACTGAGCTGGGCCCCAGTCTACACCATCACCAAGGCTGGCTGCGACTACCTGGACGGAAACCCGCAATGAAGACCATCCACACGTTCACAAACGGAGCACGCCGAGTCGAGGTCGGAGGGATCACCCTCACCGTCGACAGGACCGGCCGCATCTCGTGGGCCTCCGACTGGGGGGACATCAACAAGCTGGTGGAGTCCGGCCTCGTGCGCCGGGTCCACTACCCCCACCTGTGGGGCCACACGGAGTTCATCCTGGTGGAGGCCTCCAAGTGACCCTCAACAAGGCCCAGCGCCACCTGCTCTACCGCGTGCGCATAGATGGAGCCCACGTCCACATCTTTGGAAGACAGCAGCAGGCCGTCGCCCACAGCCTCGTGGTCTTGGGCTACCTGAAGGTGTCCGCCACGCTCCGCAAGCTCCTGAAGGACCACGAGGAGCCGGTCCCACTCTACTCAATCACCGAGACCGGGGTGGCCTGGCTCCGGAGGCCCTGATGGCCAAGCCGTTCACCGCGGAGCCCGAGTTTGACCCTCGGCGCAACGCCTTCAACTGGGGATTCTGGGCCGGATTCCACAACAGAGTCCCCGCACCAGCCCCTACGGACAAGGACTGGGTGGCCGGCATGAGCGCAGGTGCCTCATACCGAGCCTCGCCTCCTCCCGGTTGGGACCGCACAACTTCAGAGCCCGCATGGGCATCCTACAGGAAGAAACCATGACCACAACCCTCCTCACCCTGGCCGCTTGTCTCCTCGGCGCGGCCGTCATCGTCCTGGCTGCCTGCAACTGGATCCTTGAGCAGATCTGACCATGCAGACGTTCCTACCCCTTGCGGACTTTGAGGCAACTGCGCTCATCCTCGACTGGCGCCGCCTGGGGAAGCAGCGGGTTGAGGCCCTCCAGATCCTCCGGACCCTCTCCGGAGCCTCCAAGGGCTGGGCCAACCACCCGGCCGTGGTCATGTGGCGGGGCCACCCCCTGGCCCTCCAGGCCTACCAGGACGCCATGGTGCGGGAGTGGGTCCGCCGGGGCTACCGCAACACCATAGAACTGGCGGGCGTCCACATCTCACCCACCGACCTCCCGCCCTGGTTCGGCGACCCGGCATTCCACGCGAGTCACCGGAGCAACCTACTGCGCAAGGATGCGGCGCACTACGGCCGGTTTGGGTGGGCCGAGCCGCCCGACCTCCCCTACATCTGGCCCACTTGACGGAGGCGGCGGAGGATCCGGATGGCGTGCCCGGCCTGGTGGTATGCGTCATCCAGGGCGTCGTGAGCCACCCCCACCCGGAGGGGCTCCTCCACCGCCAGGGCCTCGCCCACGACCTTGCGCAGGGTCCTGAAGTCCCGCTCCCGGCTGTATCGTGGTAGGGCGTCCACATCCACATCATTGCGAGTGAAGGCCTGCCTCAGCAACCTGATGTCGAAGCTCGGGGAGTTCGCCCACAGCGCCACGGTCTTGCCCTGGGCCAACCAAGCCGCGAGGTCCGAGAAGGCAACAACGTGATCAACTCGCTCCGGGTCGCAGAGGACTCGTCGCTGAGCATCCGGAGATTGCTCAAACCACCAAGTGAGCGTTCCCTCCTCGATGCGGCCGAACGAGAAGTCATCCGGCTTGATTCGGATGGAACTCCGAAACGAGCCCTCTGGGGAGCTGATCAGCCCCGCCTCTCCCTCATCCGGCCAGAACCTCACGGCTCCAATCTGGATGATGGCGGCATCGTCTCCAACGCCGAGGGTCTCAAGGTCGATCATCACGTGCGCGTCTGGTATCATGGAGCTGGAACCTTAACACTGGACTTGGACATCGGATAGACGACAATGCCGCCCTTGGGGCCGAGCTTCAACGCAACAGAGCGGGTCGCCAAGTTCTGGTCGATCACCAGAACCGGGTCCCATCTCCAACCTGGGTGGGTGATCCAGTCTCCGTTCTGGATGGAGATGTCATGCATCTCGCGTCCGCAAAGCCAATGACCGAGTCGGTTCGTCCACATCTGAAGCCATAAGGGTCGGAGGTTCATGGTAGCCAAGCCGCCACAACAGCAAGCTCCTCCTCCGTCCACGGCGTGCGCCGTCCGCTGCTTGACGTCATCTTAACAAACCCCATTCGGAGGAGTTCATTGGTCAACCAACGTTGTTCGCGCTCGCTCCGGATGTCTCCAAGCACGCGGCCGAACTTGTCCAGGGTGTGAGACCGGAGGGTCAGCTCGGCTCCGTCGAGGAACCCCTTTTGAACCCAACTGCCCACAACGACTGCTGCGGCCTTGCCCGGCCCTCGCATCTCCGGGGCGTCCACACCGTTGAGGCGGACATACACCTGTCGGCTGATGTGAAAGCCGAGGTCAACCACACAGCGGATCGTGTCACCGTCGATTGCGACGGCCTCCAGGATCGGAAAGTTGAACACACGGCTCAAGGCAGCACCTCGCGGAGTGCGCGCAGGTAGGACTGTCCGATGAGATCGCGTAACTCGGCGGGGCTCACGGCTTCTGCTCCTTGCCGTCGATGCCCGCCATCTCGGCGCGGAGGGCACGCTTCGTGCCCGCCAAAGCGATCATGTCAGCGGTGCAGCTATCCTCGCTGTCCATCGCATCGTCCGCCGCAATCCACCGCCGCACGGCTGCGCGGAGGGAGAGGAGGTCGGACATTACGACGAGCGGATAGTCCCACGGGTCAACCTGTTCGTCGTGCAGTTGCTGCGTCACGGCAGGATCTCCGGCAGCACCTCGCGGAGTGCGTTGAGTGCGACCGCATCGACATGCGTCTCGCCTGCATACCCTGGGATGATCCCCATCGGACCGATCCCCGCGTCCGTCTCCACCACCGCCCGCGCCCGGTCGCGCAGGGTGCGGACGGCAGCACGCTCTCCCGGGCTGATGTGTTCGGTCGCACAGCACTTGTCGTAGAACACCATCGCGTGCTCGACGCGCAACAAGAGATTGTCCGTCAGCTTGATGGGGTTGGTCATAGCGGTATGTCGCCCATTGCTGCTCGGAGGGCGGACCTCGCGGCGTGGAGTGGCTTCAGTGCCTCGCGAGCATTGTGGATGGGGTCATCGCCGGGAGCTTCCACAACCTTCTGAAAGTCATCCTCAGCCTTGTGGAGGTCCCTCACCATCGCTCGGAGGGCAAGCAGGTCAGAAGACATCTCCGCCACCGCCGGGTCGCTGGTGGACAACCCAATACTGAACACCTTGGAGGACCTCATGCCGGGTTCTCGTTGCGCAGGCCCTGCCTCATCAGGTCCGCCGCTAGGTGGATTTCACTGCGGTGGATCCGAAACACGTTGGGGGTCTCAGACGGGCAGGCTATGGCCTCGCGACACCAGTTTGCTATAGCTGCCTGGGTCAGAGGAGCGGACGGGTAGGCCATCTGTGGGGACTTCTGAGGGGCCCCACGCAACCTACCCAGCTCAGCTCTCAGCTCCAGAGCTGTTGAAACAAGGCTCTCGTTGGGCGGAACCTGAAGCACCTCCCGGACCTCGCGCAGGGTCATCTCTGCCGCCCGGAGACGAGCATTGACCGCATCCGTGGTCAACAACTCGTCCCCTGGGAGGGAGTCCAGCTCAACTCGCTCAAACGTGCGCCCGATCTCCTGGGCGATACGCTCCGCGCTGTCTGCGTCGGTGACGACATGATACCGGAGAATGCCGGCAATGATGACGTTGTTGTCATTCATGATCCTTCCAACTCAAACATTTGCCTGTAGGGGTGCTTGTAGCCCTTCATGACTTCAGCGCCAGCATCGTCAGCAACCAGCACGCTGAGAGCACGAGGCAGACCACGACCACCACCCAGCGTTCGCGTCGAGCGGCACGCTTCAGTCGGTCCGGGCAGCTGACGAACGGAGCACCGCCGTAGCCGATGCCGCAGTCAACACATCCGTCGTAGTCGGGGTTGAACCTGTGTCCTGAGTAGTGCTGATCCATGATAGGGAAGTAACCTCTGGGCCGACTCGGGAAGGGTGCTGTCAGTCGATTTCTGCGCCGGTCAGAACGCACCCAGAGGTCTTGTTAGAGAAAATGCTGCCCTCGGCGACCATCCATGCGGGACGCCCTCACAGCGTCCGTCTCTCTGTCTCAGTCTATCCCTTTACCAAGATCACCATGCATTCACAAACTGACTTTCCGCCGAGGGCAGCAAGAACAGAAAGGCCAGACAAAAGATGCGGGAGCCTCTAACCGATGAAAGCCCTCGCGACATTCCAGCCGAATACGAAAGACAGCGACAAAGACAGCCCGAGCCGTTTCTATTGGATGAAAGCCCGGGCAACATTCGCTGAGTGGTGCTGTCGCAGTCCGAAGGGGCGACCGTTTCGGACTCCGACGGCACTGAGAAGTCTACCCCGAGAATGCTGAGACGGTCGAGGCCCAGTCTCGCTTTTCCAGCCAGCAAGAGATTGCTTTGAATACGGCATCGCTGAAACCACCAACCCTCAGCACGTCGGGTTGCGCCGACAGCGTGTCCGTGGCGTTGGGCTCGATGTTGAGCCGAACCTGCTTCACCCCCGGGTTGATGCGGCGAATCTCCCTCCAGTGAACGTCGGAGGCTCCGGCATACTCCATCCAGCTCATGTTGTCGCTGATCATGATGAGTTGGTTGAACTCGACTCGATTTGAGACGAGGTGCCTCAGAACAGAGTCTGCGTCCGTCCCCCCGAGGGGCCGGGGGAACCCGGCCATCAGAGTCGGGACGCTGTCTAGGGGGTTGAGGGCATGCTCGACACAACTGTCGTTGAAGACGAGGACCTGGGTGTTGGTCGGGTTGCGCTTCACGAGGGCCGCCGCGAACAGCGCCGCCACGTCGCTACAGGTCATGACGGACTTCCCTACCGCGCTCGTCATCGAGCCCGAGATGTCGAGGGCCACGACCGTCTTGCCTGGGAACACCGGAACGTTCTGCGTGGAGATGTCTAGGGCCTCCTGGACAGCGATCTTCACCGCCATCGGGACCTCGGAGTTGTCCTTGGCGGCCAGGAAGGTCGCCAGGATCTGGTAGGGGAACTGTCGGGACCTCCGCACCAGAGCCTCGTCGCAGAGCTTGCGGGTGATGAGGCTGGTGAGGGAGATGTCCTTGAACAGGCCGTGGCGAGCGAACGTGTTGAGGTTCATCCGGATGAACTGCCAGCCGCCTCGCTCGGCGACGATCCGCCACTGCGCCGGAGTCATCTGGACGCTGTCGATCATGTTGAACGGAACGTCCGGCGGATCGCCCACAGGGTTCTCGCGGAAGGCCAGTGTCTGGCGCACCACCTCCGGCAGGACCTCGGGGGTGGGCTTGCCGCAGAGGAGCTTGAACAGGCCCTCCCTCTCCGGACCTCCGGCCTTGGGCGACGGATGCGACAGGCGGAGAACGTCGGCCAAGCTCGGGTTCTTGGCGATGCTCTGTGTCCAGAGGTAGTCGTTGGTTTGCTTCGCCAACCAGTTGTTGATCAGCCGCTTGCCGGCCGTGCCGAGGCTCTTGCGCCCGAGCTTCCCCGAGCGGACCGCCTGGACGAAGTTGGACAACATCTTCACGTTGTCGATGATCTTGTCGAACACCGGCTGCGTGATCACCGGGCTGCGCTTGCCGAACAGGTATGCGGCGAGAACGGCCGGAGAGTCCTTCATGAACCCCGCGTGCCGAGCGTAGATGGCCACCTGAGCAACGAAGTTGTCTGGGCAGAGACGGGCGGCCTCCAAGAGCTGATCGAGCTGAGTCTCAGCCTTGGTGTAGAAGGTGTCCTGAAACATCCCAGTCACAGCAAGCTGAGCCAGGGCGTCCTTCGGAGAGTAGGAGTATGCTGCTCCGCCGGCAGCGTTGTTGGTATCCGGCGAGTTGCCGGCAAATAGGTCGAGGTTCATAGTTGGTTGTAGAAGGTTCTGTTGACGTTCACTCGTTGAGTTGCTTCATCCCCGTATCGGCGGAAGGCACACACGACATCGGCGTGCGCTACGGGGTAGGGGAGCAGGGTAGCTGCGTGAGACGGGTGCTTGTAGATGGCCTGGACCCATTCGTTGATCTCGTCCGGGTCGGTCTCTCCAAGCTCCTCAGCAATAGCCATGGCGCGGTCCGATGCTGAGACGTTGTAGTTGTAGAGCGCGATCACGGTCGCAGCAACGAAAGGGTCCCAGGTCACTTCGGCCTCCGGTCCATGATGTTGTGGATGGCACCCCCGATCTGGGCCTCGTTCTGGAGGCCGCGCAGCGCCTGGGCTACCGCCCCGAGAGCCTGGGACGCCATCCCCAACTCCTGGGCCGCCTTCTCAAAGTGCCGGCTGGAGGCCATGAGCCCACAGGGAGGGCAGGGCTGGAGGGACCTGGTCTTGTCGGAATACTCCGTCATCACGCAGCCGCAGGGGCGGTTCTCGTTGCTGGTGACGAGGCGGACGGAACTCGGTTGTTGTTTTTCGGTCATGATGCTTTCTCTCGGGGGAGGGGGGTTCATGGTTCTGCCGCTCCGGCGGCTAGGTTGAGAGGGAGGTTAGGACGCCCAGGAAGAACCCGAGCAGGCGCGCATCCGCGCTGTCGGCATTGCGGACTGCGGAGATGCCGGCGAAGAGAAGCACGTTGTGCGTCTCCGCGGTCACGGCCTCCTCCCAACCCGGCTGGACAACGCCGCCAGCATTGAGGTAGGCAGCGCGCTGGATTGCGTAGGCAGCGACCTCGGCCGCGGACCTCTGGAGCTGGACTCCGGAGTCCTTGACCAACTGGTCGAGCATCGTCTTGATCTGTTGTTCCTTGCTCATGGCTGCCTCAGGTAGGTGGCCCGGGCCTCAGCCCAACGGAGTAGACGCTCCCGGAGGGACCCGGCAGCTACTGTGCCCAGCTGCCCCGCGTTGAGGCGGCGGTTGATGTCGCTATTGGCCAGACCGTCGAGGAGGGTCCAGTTCACCGTAGCGAATGTGATGGGGTCGTTGTTGGCCAGCGACTCGTTCACCTTCACTACCTGTGGGGCAACGTCGATCTGGGCCAGAACAGCCTCCCGCTCTACCTGGGCCTGAATTGCGGCCCAAGAGGTGATCATTGCGGGGAGTAGGGTGTTGGAGCGGATCAAGGAGCCGCTACACGCGGCAACCAAGAGGGCGAGCCCTAGGAAGAGACTTCTGCGCATCAGACAAACCTCCATTGAGGGGGGAACCAAACCTGACACTCCAGGATGGAGTGGAACACTCGGACCATAGCGGGGGTCACATCACGCGACCTCCGCAGAACTGCGCAAAACAGAGCGGAGCGAGGGCCGTGGAACTCGGAGCAGATCGACAGCATTGCTTTTGCCTGGGGGTTCATTTCTGAATCACTCTCCGCACGATCGGTTGGACCAGCACATCGTCAAGGAACTCAGACAGGCCGCTCACAGATCGTCCGCCAGGTAGATGCGTCCGGCCTTCATCGTGATGCCGTGCCCGGCCGTGTAGTGGAGGTCTCGGATTGCGTAGCAGGCCTGCGCGTAGCTGAGGCCGAGCAGCTTCATCACCTCGGGGAGGGTCGTGCCGGCCGAGCGCATCACCGTCACCAGCTTCTCGCGGTTGGTCCCCGGCCGGATGTCCTTGATACGCTCCTTGCGGCGGTAGTTGAAGTTGAGCTTGCTGTTGACCTCCTGCGCATCCTCCGGCTTGGGCGGAGCCTCGACAACTCCGGCAAGGACTTCCCCGGCGAGGACTCGCGCAGCGTTCTTCGGCAGCACGGCTCGGCCCTTCACGCGGACTCGGCCCTGCTTGCTGGCTTCGATGGCCTCGACCGCAGCGACCGGCTTGCGGACACGCCGCTTCTCGATCTGCTTGATGAGCGTTGCTGATTCCTTCTCCGCCACGAGGGTGAAGATGTCGTCCACCGACGGGATCGGCCCACCCGCATCGAACATCTGGATGCGGGTCTGGAGGACTGCGTTCAGCTTGCTGGCCACTTCCGGGTAACGGTTGGCCATGTTGCGGAAGCGGAACAGCGCGGCCTCTCGGCTGGCAAACCGCTTGACCTTCTTCTCGGCCACTTGGTTCCAGACGTGGACCAGCTCGGGCCCGGTGAGGTCAGACAGGAGGTCGATTGGTGTGCTCATGGTTCTTGGGGTTCTTATCGGCTGAAACGTTTGCTGACTTTAGTCTGTCTTGATATTTCCAGACTGGTTTCGCCACTTGATGGCGGCGGCCCTCACCGCCGGATCCGGACTCAGTATGGCCGCATCAGCAAGAGCGTTGTTGAACTTTACCCTATCCTTTTTGAGGCGGGGGATCTGAGCCAACAACTGGCGGAGGTTTGCTGTGTTGAAGGCCTGCCCCAGGTCGGTCAGGGTGTCGTAGCAGCACTTGTTGAGCGGTTCCGTCTGCGAGGCTAGACCCCTCACCTCAAATGAGGTGAGGCAGGTCCAGCAACGGAAGTGGACTGGATTGACTGACTCAGGCATGATCAGCCTGCGTAGTTGCGCAGGCGTCCCGCTCCGCGGCGGGTCAGCAGCATGAGCCCCTTCGGGTTGTCCCTGACGCTGCCGTCCTTGCGGAGACCTGCGAGGACACCCTCGATGGGCTCTCCTCGGACGCGCACGACCTTGGCCACAGCGGCCTGGGTCCGCGAGCCGCTGCCGATCGCGCTCAGCACTCGCAACTCCGTCGTGGTGACGGCCTTCTTGGGGATCGCACGGGGGGCCTTCTTTGGGGAGACTACAACCTTGACGGCCTTCCGGCGTCCCTTCTTCTTCTGCTTGCTCATTGGGTTCCTGTTTCTAGTTAATGGGACCTCAGCGCGGTCACGCTGAAGTCCCGCGTTCTCGTTCATTGTGCTGACACACATCAGCACGCAGCGGAGTATAGCTCCGCCCTCCCCAAAAAGTAAAACACCCCTGATGAGGACCTCCTCATCAGGGGTGCGTTACTGACGGTCCCGAGGTCTTCAGGACGGTGGGGTCATCGTGCGAGCGGTCGCAAACCACTCGGCTGTGCGTCGGTCGAGAGCCTCGACCGACCCCGTCAGCGCCGCGATGTAGCGGTCCAGCTTGTCCCGGAGGCCGGGATGCGCTGTGTTGTCGCGGAAGAACTCGCGACAGGCGATGAGGCCAGCGAGCGTCCATGACCCGACTCCCGGGGAGCCCGGGTTGGCGACCATGAAGCGCGCACCAGGAACCAGAGGCGAGGGCGGTGCGATTCCGTTGTCCTGGTAGAGTATGTCATCCACCGTATACCAAACCCCGCTCGTGGCCTGGAAGCATGCGAACTCCGCCAGCATCGGCATGAGGATCTGGAGGAGGTCGGTGGCCACCCGGTAGCCCTGCTTGTGGAGCTTGTAGAGGTCGATCACAGCCAGACCGTGCTCCCACATCGAGGCCCAACGCCCCAGCGTGCCGTCCGCGTTGTAGATCTGTTTGCGCGGATCCGGGTTGCCGAAGGCCAACACGCGCATTGGTCCGCTTACTCGGAGCATCCAGTTGTCGCGGGTCGTTGCGAGTCGGGAGTCGATGATGTGCTTCCACTTCTGAGCATCGGCCGGAGCCGTGACCAGAGGGAAGTTGGCCCACGCACCGAACGTCCTGCCCTGGGCGCGGGCAGCACCGTTACCGAACTGCGGGAAGCGCATCCGGTAGCAAGCCCGGTCCGTGATCTCCTGGAAGCGCAGATGGTCCTCCATCAGAGGGTCATCCGTGAGCATCAGGTAGGCCGCCAGGTTGTTCTGGCTCCTATGCTCGTCATCGTAGCCTCGCCAGCCGGTTCCGGGAGGAGCCGACATCAGAGGGTCCTTGCCCAGCCGGTCCTGACTGACCCCGGTGTGGAAGTGGGTCACGCTGTCCCAGGTCACCCAGTTGGGGTGGTTGGCTAGGTTGAGTGGTGTCCGGTCCTGTTCGTAGTGGTGAACCCCTCGGAACAGCTCGCCCTGGACGGAATACTGGAGGACTCGGATGTGCCGAGGGTCTTGGCTGACTCCCACGATGTGGGTGCCCTTGGTCGCACCGAAGTCCTCTTGGTCCCCCGTCTGTCCTGGCTCCCGCGCCGAGCCCACCGGGCGCGGGGCGAACCAGCCGCCGACGTTCTGCTGAGCTTCCACAAACTGCTGCCAGTCCCGCTCTGCGGTGAGCGTAGCTCCGAGAGCCAAGCGCGGGACGTTCTTGTTGCCCAGCCAGTTTCCTTCCCAGTGATGGCACACGCCGACAATCGGCCCATGCATCGCCGAGTTGAGGTCCCGGAGTCCCCGCTCCAGCACCAAGTCTGGGGCGGGCTGCATGATCTCCCCCTCCTCCGTGGTCGGGCTGGGCACAGCAAGCCGAGCTGCAGATGTGCGGACACCGCGCTGGAAGCTAAGCATGACGCCCGACAGCGGGAGTCCGGCTCCATCATTTAGCGTCAGGGGCTGCGTGTTCAGGAGCATCGGCCAGTCATTCGTGATCGGGTCCTGCGTAGCCTGGAGGGCTCCGTGCCGCCGAGCGAAGTCAAGCACGACCAGCTCACCCGCCCTCAGCACGAGGTGTTGGAACGTGCGGTTGGGTCTCGGGTCGTTGCGGGCACTCCAGACGATCTTGCCGTAAACTGGCATGACTGGGTCATTGTGGAGAAGGTCCGCCACCCACTCAAACACGACTCCTAGGGCGGGGATGTGCTTGCGCAGGATCCAACGCTGATGAGCCGGACCTTGCTCCAGCGGAAGCGGTCCCTCCAGATACTGGTCCCAGTGTTGGACCCCGTTGGCTTCCAGGATTCCGAGGTTGGGCACGAGGGCCGGAAGATCATCCGCCGTCCAGGGGTGTGGTGTCCAAGGGGTGACGTCAGTGACGTGGGGGCGGTTGGCCAGCTGTCCAGTCAGCCTTTCCGAGCCTTCCATGAAGGCTCGGATGCGGTAGACTGTCTTGCCGCCCTTCGTTGAGCCGCGCACGGCCCGATACTCTTGGCCGCCTGGGCGGATGAAGACACACTCAACGCCGAACGCGGCGACGAGGTTGGTGGGGTAGGTGACCGTTGCCCAATGCTGTCTGGGTAACGGAGAGAGGTTTGTCAGTGTGGTGGTTAGCATCAGAACGGCAGGACATCCTCGTGGGATGCTTCAACGGTAGCATCGACAGCAGGCCATGGCTCCGAAGGAGCCCCAAACCGCCGCTCCCACCAGTCTCGACACTGCTTGAGTGGCGGGAGGTCCCAGGCTGGGGTGTTGACGGCGATACGTTCGTTGCCCTGGGAGTCTCGCCAGGTGATAGTCCCAGACAGGCGGATGTCTCGGGCGCAGACCTCGGGGGGCAGCAACTTCTTGGCAAAGACGATCCCCAGGCTGATATTGTTCCATCGGTTGATGGTAGGCATCCGCCTCTTGACCTCATCGAACAGCACCACCTTGGCCACCCGCTCGGGCCAGGATGCGTTGTTGCCGTCGAGGAGCCCTAGGCTGCCCGTCCGCAAGCACTCATACCAATAGGCCTCTACGGGCCCGAGGCTCATCATCTTCTCCGCACCCAGGGCAGAGGTCTCCGGCCGCGCCCGGACGTTGAACGTGGTCAGGTCCATCGTCATCAGCGTATGGAGCAGGGCGGAGTAGCCTCCAGACTCCATCTGATCGCGGATCGCTGCGAAGTGTTGGTGGGAGTTGCGTTGGTCATCCTTAACTTCCAGGATGAAGAACCGACGGTCATCCATCGCCGCAGGCACAGCCCAATCCTCGTTTGAGGACATGATGATGTGGAGGCATGATGCCCCCATCTCGATGTCTTTGCCTTTCGCCTCGATCGCCAACATGTCCTCGGTGATCAGGGCCTTCAGGATTGACTCGTGCTTTTTGTCACCGGCATAGAAGGCCTCGTCAGCAAACAGAACCACGCAGTCACGGAGATGCGAGTTGAAGTTGCTGACGAGTCGCTTGGAGTCGCTGACGGCGAGGTAGTGGCGGCCAAACAATCGCCCAAACGTCTTGGCGAAGAATGACTTGCCTGTGCCCATCCGGCCCTTGAGCACGATCGCTGTCTGACCGCTCTCTCCCGGCCTCTGGACCGCACGAGCCATCCACCTCAGCACATACAGGTAGTTGTCCTCATCCCCACCGCAAAGGGTTGAGCGGATGTGGTGGAGGAACAGGGCGCAGTCTCCTGGGGCGGGCTCTACCCCGAACCCGCGCCAAAGGTTGTAGCAGCCCGCCACCTCCTCGTCCTCGTTCGGACGGAACACCACGCGGTCGTATTGGCGGCGCTGAGGATGACGGAGCCACCACTCAGCCAGAGGCATTTTCTCTTTGTCGCTGAGTTCCTTCCGCTGATGGAGGAATGCGTTGCGGAGGTCGTCAAACGTCATGCTCGTCAGAGTAGCCCTCTGGAGGGCCTCGTCGAAAACTTCCTCAACGACACGACAGCGTCCGCCGAAGTTGGTGATGACGGCAAACCTCTCGTTGAAAGCGCGGAGGTCCGGGTCAATCGCATACTCATGCGCCCGCTCGATCTGCCTCAGCGCATACTTCTCGGGGCGAGGCTGGTCCAGCACGTGCGCACTGATCCCGAACCCCGGGTCAGTGACGATGCTGAAGATGGTCTCATCAGGGACCTGGTTGCGGACTAGCTCGCAGATCACATACCAGACAGCTCGCGAGCGGTCCCCGTTGAACTGAGCGAAGTCGTCAGGATTGTCTCCCTGGACGATGATGACCTTGGCTACACCCGGGACAGTCTCCGGCAGCTCGTTGATGTCGGCCAACCGGCGAATGTTGCCGCTGACCTCGACCCGTCGCTTGGTTCGACTCTTCACAGCCCCTCCGATCCTTGAGGCTGCGGTCTCTACCGTCTGAACCTCGGGAGCTTGGAGGAACTGCTTGATGTCATAGATTCGGTCGTCATGCCTCTCAGCAACATAGGCCAGCGCCGGCACGCGGCCCTTCTTGTCCCTCTTGAGCTTGTTCGGCCAGTTGATAGTCCCGGGGAGGCGGAGGATGCGACTCACATCCTGAGCGCTGTCTCCCTCCAGCAGGTTACGGATCTGGAGGTTGTATCGAGCGAGGTCCTCAGCGTGAGCCGCATCTCGGATAGGCACCGGCTCGCGGAGCTTCCACAGCACCTGATACCCGCCGCCGGTGAATACGACTGCGGTGGGCCCAGGGAGGTCGCGGGGGCGGTCCGCGGTGACTAGGTCTCGGATGCGTTGCTGCTCGGCCTTTACATCCTCTCCCGCTCTCGGGTCTACGTCTGCGTGAAGACAAACCAGCGCAGCGAGGTCCCCTCGATCCGGGCGGTTGCTGTTCTTGGTAGCCCAATCGGCCCGAGGCTTGGCCTGATTGGCAGTGTAGTAGAGGTTGTGATCACTGTGATCGTCCAGCCACTTCAGCACAACATCATCGCCCTCCGAGGGGGAGAACACGCGTGACGTGATGTAGTTCTTCTTGTCCCGCTCGTCCGGATGAATTGCGGCGAGACACCAGGGACCGTTGGGGAGCCACCAGTGAAGGAACTCCAGTGATGCCTTGTGATTAGGCTTGGGGGACATTTTGCCTCCGGTCAAACATCGCCAACAGGTCCTCGTCGCTCGGGGTTTGCGGCCAGTGTTTCACAGAAGCCGCGATCAGCTGCGCCCGTGTTGCCAGGCCCACTATATCGGAGGCTGTCTGTCCGGAGAACACCAACCACTCTTTTCCTACACGCAGAAGCAACCAAGCATTTCCGCCACGACGGCAATGCCGACGCAACCACAGTCGTTGTAGGGGGGTGTAGCGTTTCAGCGACAGGATCGTGTCGGCCCTCTTGGGCCAAGCGTCCTCGCTCTTCAGCTCAATCCAGCCCCCGATGAAGGCGACATCGGGAGTTCCGGGCAGCACCCCGTTCTCGACGGGGATTGCGTCGAGGTCTCTGAGGGCTCGGACTACGCGAGACCTCATGCTTGATTCGCTGGCCATTACTCAATCTCACCCCAACTTGGGCCCACCTCAACGTCCACGCGGCTCGGGACGCTGAGAGGAACAACCGTGCGCATGATCTCAGCAAGGCCCTCGGCCTGCTGTCTGTCGGTGACGCTGAGGTCCAGCTCATCGTGGACCTGGAGCTGAATCTCGTATCCAGCAGCGTCTCCAGCAACCATTGCGGCCTTGGTCTGGTCACCGCTGCCGCCCTGGATCAGGCGGTTGAGGGCCTTGTGTGTCCAGTCGTAGCCCTTCCCATCCTCGTTCTTGGGGAACCTACAACGACGGCCCAGGACGGTCTTGAGGTAGCCCTTTGAGTTGGCCACGTTTGAGCACCGCTGTGCAAGCTCCTTGACGTAGGGGGCTCGCCTCTCAAACTGCTCAATGATGGCCTTCCCCTCCGGCCCAGCCACCTCGATCATCCGCCCGTGGGTTGGGCTCATGATCCACTCAGTGGGGAGGCCGCAGTCCTTCGCCATCTTGGCCGCCCCCATCCCGTAGCACTTACCCAGGAACAGGTTTTTGGCCTGCTTCCTCGGGAGCCCCGTCAGCTCCGCCATCATCTGATGGTTGTCTGTCAAGGGGTCATCTCGGTATCGCTGAGCAGCGGACATGGCCCCGCGACAGTGCGTCATCTCCGCGTAGTGGGTCAGGAGCCGAGGCTCCTGCTGACTGTAGTCGAGACATGCCCAGAGCTTCCCCTCGTCCGGGATGAAGATGCGGCGCCACATGGGCCCAACCTCCTCGTCCCGAGCCGGTTGCTGCTGCATGTTCGGGTGCTCTCCGCTGAGCCGACCGTATGCCGCCCCTCCCAGAGAGCCGTCATCCTTCTCCTTTCGGAGCTGGTTGAGCACACCATGGATCCGGTCTCCAATCGCATAGTCACGGATGGACTGGACAAAGGTAGTCCGGATCTTGTTGACCTTGCGCGCACGGGCAAGGGCGTCAGCGACTGGATGCTTGACCTCGGCGAGGAACTCCGCGGTGATCGAGGGCGCACCCTTCGCCGTAGTGGGGGGAGTGATCCCGATAGCCTTCAGAGGCTTGGACATGACTTCGGCTGACCAGACATCACCTACCGCGATGTTGACGCTTGTCAGTTCGGCCACAATCGCCAGGGCCTGAGCCTCCTGAGCTAGGCTCCATGACTCGATGGCGTCGAGCCTCTCGTGGCTAAACCGGACGCCACGCCGTCGCACCTTCAGAAGGACGGGCAGCAGCTTCGACTCTAGGTTGTAGATGTCCCAGAGGTCCTGCTCCTCAATCAGCTTCTCCTGGCGCCGGAGGATCTTGAGGGGCAGGAACACGTCCTGGATTGCGTATTCAGCAACAAACTTGGCAGGGAGCTTCCAGATGTGCTGAGCCGCGTTGCCCTTCAAGCCGTAGGCCGCAACAGCCTCGCTCAGCACTGACTTGTCCTTGCCAGGCATCTTGTAACGCTTGGCGATGGCGTCCAGGTTGTAGGTATCCTGAAGCTCGTCAAGGAGCGGCTCAGCAACCTGCACATCGCGAACCCAGGAGGCCGAGCTGTAGTGGACTCCGACCTCGGCAAGGTAGTCGAGGTCATACGTTGCGTTGGTCGCGACAATCGTGCCCTTGTAGTTGCGAGCCTGGTCGCGGAGGTAGGCCAGCGCGTGGTCGCGGTCAACGTTGCCGCCGCCCTCATGAGCAATCGGGAGGTAGAACGCCGGACCATCCTCGATCGCGAACGCTACGCCGGCAATGAACCCGCCTCGACGAACTCCGGGCCCAAGCTCCCTCAGCTTGGGGTCGCAGGTCTCGATGTCGACAGCTACCCTCTGGGCAGCTGACCAGCTCGGCAGCTCGCTGATCTTCGGAGCAACCCAGTCGGACTTGGGCAGGAACAACGCACCTTGGAGAGCCATTAGCTGACCTCGACCTTCTTTGCGGCTTCTTCAGCAAACCAGCGCAGCTTCAGGAGGGCTGTCGTCCGAGCCGGGATGTTACACCCCGGGTTGTCGCAGTATCTGTTGATGGCCCCGACCAGGGTCCGAACCAGGACAGCAAGAGCGTCGGCGCGTTCCTTGTCCGTCATTCCTTGCCCTTACCCTCGGCCGCGGACTCCTGCCCCAGGGCCTTACGGTTTTCGTGGATGTAGATGAACAACTTGATCTTGTCGTCGTTCTCCTTCATCTCATCATACAACCAGAGGAGGTATCGGGCCTCGACACCCTCCAGTCGCTCGCCCTTGAACTTGCCGAACGGCATTCGATCCTGGTCAGTGAACTTTGGCATGTTGGGTAGGTCTCACCGCAATCTGTAGGTGTTCATCGCCGTAGTCGGCCCGACCGACTAGGAGGGCAACGACAACGTTGTCGAGAAGGACGGCACCGCCGGACAGGCCGGGGTGAATCTCGTCCGTGGGGAACCGTAGGGCCAGAGTCCCAGGCTCGGTAGCTCTGCTGGAAACGACGGCCGGGATCAGCTTGCTCTCCGGCCGGAGGCAGCCCGCGCCGCGGAACCCCGACACCCACACCCAGGTCCCCGTGGGCAGGGGCCGGTGGAAGTCCGAGGGGAGAGGAGGGGGACCCTCGGAGGCCTCAAACACCACCCAGTCGGCACTCACCGCTGTGCCCACCCCCCGCAGGCGGGGGAGGAACTCCGCCGGGGCCCTGTCTAGGGTCCCTGACACATCTTCGCACAGGACATGGGCACAGGTCAGCCACAGTCCACCTCCGAGATGGGTGGCCGTCGCTCGGCGGCCAGAGGCCGTTGTGACCTCGGCCGTCGGGAGCCGGTCCGGCGGCGGGCTCGGGGGAGCCGCACAAGCCGCCAGGAGAGCTACCAGGAGCCACCTCACAACGGGATGCGGGCTACCCGAGCCCCGTTGATGTCGATGTCGACGAACTGGCCCTGGCAGGCGAACCCGATCTGTTGGCCGCCGTTCGCAGCCGTCCAGCGGAAAGTGTTCACCCGGTTCTGGATCAGCCAGAGGATGACCTCGACGAGAGGACCCTCCACGTGGGTGACCAGGAAGTGCGGCCCCGTCGCACCGGCCGCGGGACCCGACCCCAGAATCTCATACTTGAGCCTGCGGAAGGACTGGGCATCGGCCATCGGCCAATCCGAGGACTGACGGAGGCCGATGCTGGTCCAGCTCTTCAGGGGGCTGGCGCCGTCGAACTCGATGCCGTAGACCAGCAGCGCGTTGTCCAGGTCGTAGGTCCCGCCTCCGGCCCTCGTGATGGCGTTGAAGCCGGTCATCTCGCATAGAGTGGGGCCGTCAATCAGGGGGAGGTCGTTGATCGGCGCAATCGGGTCCTGGCGCAGCACCTCCACGAGGAACATGGGGGTGGGCGAGGAGCGGCGCTGATTCATCGGTTCCACCGAAGTGATCCTGTAGAACTTGCCCGTGGTCGTGTCCTTGCCCAGGTCCGGTTTGTCGTCGCCGTCCTGGTCATAGGCCTCAAACCGTCCGCCGTCTGGGGTGGTGGCCTCACCGACCTTGACCATCAGTCCGGGGGTGCGGACCTCGGTGGGGTCGATCGTGATGCGGATCAGGAACTCGCCGGTCACCTCGCCCGTCTCCGGGTCGAACGTGCGCCAGGTGGCGGTGATGGAGCAGGCCGCAACCAAGGCCAGCAGAGTAAGCAAAAGCAAACGAGTCATGTTGGTTCTCCGCCCCGAGAGTTGTGGATGGCCGGGGCGCAGCGCATCCGGGTAACCATACCCCGACCTCAGGTGGTCGGGGGCTGATTATCTCGGTGGATGCTAGTTGCTGACGCCGCACTACGGGCGAGCATCTCCGCCTCTACCAGCAAGAGATACCGGCGGAGGTCTCGGATGTCGTCGATGATGCCCTCGGCACGCTTGTCTGCCTCGATGTGGGAGAAGATGTCCCAGGCGTCCGCGTCGGTTCGATTCGGGGCAACACCTTGGTGAATACCTTCCCGCACCCGGTTCTCCAGGCGGTCCCACTTGCGAGCGAGCATCATGAATGCGCCCACCCCTCCCCGCTTCTTCCAGGAGTCGCCATAGCTCTCCTCGGCCTTGAAGAGGCCGATGACGTCTCGGTCAGAGACCTCTTTGATGTGATCAAGGTAGTTGGTCATTGTTTCTCTTCCAGCTGTAGGATTCTACGAACCTCAAGACTTCTGGAGGGGTGAGGTTGTTCCCGTTATTGAACCAGGTCCTCAACGCCCTCAGGCAAGGCATCACGTGAAGGTTGCCGAGGGCCTCCTGGTCGTAGGCCCAGAGCAGGAGTTCCAGCTTGTCCACCGCGGACAACCAGGCAAGGTCGTTGAGAGACAGCGGATAGTTCAGCAGGCCGAGTTTCGTCAGCACCGCCACCTCAGCGTCCTCTTGCGCCTCGGCGAGCTTGGGGTGGGCCCATTTCGTCGGAGCCGGCATGTCCCCGCAGTAGCGTTCCGCCACGTCGTGGAACATCACCGCCTTGACCAGGTCCAGGCTCGGGTTCGGGTGGAGGTGGAGCAGCAACATCGCAGCCTGCCAGGAGTGCTCGGCGATGTTGTAGGACCCGTGATGGGGAAGCGTATGGCAACGCTTCACGTGACCGGCCTCCCGGATGATCCGGATGACTTCTTGAGGGTCCATCACTTCGCCCCCTCCTTGCGTCGCTCGATCCAGTCCCTTGCCGCCAGCCTCCAGTCGGCGGCCTCGACCCGGAGGATGTGCTGGGCCATGTCGCCGAGGCGACCCTCCTTGCGAGACAGCCAGGCCTCTCGCATAGGCACAGCGACATCGCCGAAGAAGGAGTTGCTGAACCCGGAGGCCCCACCAACCATGAACTTCTCCAGGTCAGTGAACCAGGTGCGAGAGTCCTGGACCATCGGGTAGGGCTGAACCTCCCCCGCGCTGTAAGGGTCCGATACGGTTCGGCTGCTGAAGAAGTCCGGCACGCAGCCCGCGAGCTTCTCTGCCATCTCCCAGTGCCCCTGGTAGATGTGGGTGTTGAAGGAGGTCTGGGTGTAGGTTCCGACCCCGAGTCCGGTGAGGCTGGCCATGACCTCCTGTAGGACGCTGAACTGGACAGCGTTGGCCCCGTGCGCTCCCCAGATCAGGTCGTTGCTGCGATTGAATACCATGAGAGCCAACCTCCCATCTGTATCGACCTGGAAGCAAGCCGAGACGTTGCACGGGACATCCTTGGTATGCTGATGGGAGAGGTCCTGTCGAGGGTCCCACATCGAAAGGACCTGCCGGCGGTCATCAGGGTTCCGTCGCAGACGGTCCGCGATCACGAGGAGCTGATCCATACCATAGTGGTATCTCCAGCGCCAGCCATAGGCTCCGTTGAACACTTTCCCATCGTCGGAATAGTTGGCGATGTTCGCGCTGAACCTGCTAATCCACTCCACGTCTCTCCGGCCGTCGAGCATCCAGAGAGCTTCCATCAAGTGGAAGAACGGGTTGGCGTCCCGAGCGTCCCAGAACAGGACTCGCTCCTGGGGCTTGAGATAGACGGTGGACATGGCCGACGGGAACACCTTGACGGGCCCGTTTCGAGAAGCTCTGACAACACCCTTCTCGTTGATGCGCATGCAGCCGATCGGCAAAGCATGCTGAACGTTACGAGCTACAATGACTTCCACACACGCTCCCATCTTGCTAGGGTTTCTGGCAAACAGACCACGCGGAACCGTCCGGTGATCGGGTATGACCGACTCAGGCCCTTGGGCATGACCCAGGCCCGCCCAGAGTCGCAGTCTACTTTCGTGACATGTTCGACAAAGTTGTTTGTCTCCAGGTCGAGCACATACAGGTGTTGCCAGCCCGGAGTTTCCTCGGCAGCAACAAACCGTATCGGGGCTGAGATGGTATCATCAACCCTAGGTGCCTTGATACTTTGCTCGTGGTCGGCCTTCATCACGTTGGACCCTCGTGTATTTGTCGAACTCGCACAAAGAGTGCTCGATGTCGCGCATCTCTAGTGTAGCATCCCATCCAACAAAAGCTAGCTTGTGGGCCTTCGCATGCTGAAGCAGCACACGCATCCCCCCCAGGGCCGCCGCCGCGGAGAGGGGTTGAGGGTGTAGGGACCCATCCTCAGTCATGAGGCGGCGGAGCCCACGCAGCGCCCCGGGGCCTGCGTTCGCCCAATCCATGATGTCCTCGGCGTCCCGGAGGTAATGCGTGTGGCGGAGGTCGGTGACCCACTCGTAGGACATGAAGGGCCCCCAGCCAATGTAGTGAGGCTCCTGGGCCAGCAGAGCCCAGGTCTCTCGGAGGGTCCGCGCCGAGTCCAGTTCCTCCTCCAGCTTCCTCCGGTCATCCCAGAGTCGGCCCAAGACGATCTCGCTGATGTATCGTTGCTTAGTCCAGCTATACCAGGGCTTGGTCGAGTCGGATTCCGCCCGGATCATGTAGGCCCCCGTGTAGACCTGCTCGCCCCGAGCCTTGCGAGCGTCGAGGAGTTCAGTCATGCGGTTCGGATGAAACACCTGACTCGACGGCCAGGCACTCCGGCTGCCGATCAACTCCGCCAGGGTGGGTGGGTGATTGATCGTCCGAGCTATCGCCAGCATGAACCAGAGATAGGGGTGAGTGGCGAATGGGATCCGGATGTTGTCTCGGATCCACAACGTGACCGTGTCCAGCTCGCGGAACACGTTGCAGAACCGATACTGCTGAAGGATCGGGTCCGCGGTCCATGGCTTGGGCTTTCCCTCGGACCTCCGAACCCAGATGTCGTGACGCTTCAGCATCCAGTCGAATAACCCTGAGCCGTCGATCATGAGGGGATCCCCAGAGCGTCGCAAAGGAGCCCCCAGGCCCGCCCGGGCTCTAGTTGAAGGACCTCGACACCTTCCGTCTCCGAGGCCCTCGCCACGAGGCCAGGGTGATCCAGAACCCCGAGATTGAGCAGCACCCAGATCACGCGGAAGCCGTCCCCCAGGAGGTCCCGCGACAGGTCGCGCTCCGCTCGGTAGCCGACTCCTGGGCACTGAACCACCACGGTCTGAACATCCGGTTCAGTCAGCGCCTGACGCACGGACATCTTCCGGATCCGGTGACTGACGTTCTGCTCGATCAGGCAGGTTTGGAGGTCCGGGTTGATCGTGCCCAGGACCATCCGAGCGGCTCCCGTCTCATCGATGAACGGAACCAGGTCCAGAACTCCGTCATGCGGCCCGAGGAACCCCAGGCCGATGGTCTCGCGGAGTCGAGCGTTACCGCGGAGCAGCACAATGGTCTTGGTCATGCAACCACCAGCTCACAGGTTTGGATCAGCTTCTCAGCCGGGTTGTAGTGGTAGAACTTAGCCTGGTCCGAGAATAGCGGAATGTGCCTGTATTTCCTGATGCCGGGTTTGCGGTAGCTGAGGACCTTCTTGCCCCGGAGAAGCTCCGAGACCACCTCGCCATGCTTCTGGGTGATGGCGTAGGGCTGGTCCATGTAGAAAGCAATCTGGTTGGGCGGGTATCGCTTCTCGCAAGCCATCCGAACCTGGACATGCTCCGGGTGTTGAATGCCCAGGGGCACGACGATCAGGGCCTTGCCGAAGAACTCCGCGGAGGGGAAGTGATCATCCAGGAGGGGCTGGCCCTCCACCGCTCCGGTCCCCATCCACTCGGAGCCCACCGCCTCGGCGTAGGCCAATGCGTCGTGGGCCCGCTTGCGGGTGGCACTGAACACCGTCCAGATGATAGTCCGCTTCCCCGCCTTGACGCGGTCCTCGATGTGCTGCCCCATCGACAGGAACGCATCATCAGCGTGCGGCTCGACCACGACCAGGTGATCAACGTCCAAGGATTGTATCATACAGCACCGCGGCGGAGTGGTTCTTCAGAACGTAGGCCCGAGCCTCCTCGGCGTTGAAGCTCGATCGGTCATAGCTGAGGAGCGCATCCGCCCAAGTCTCGGGGGTGTCGAGTGCGCAGATCAGGTGGGATGGGATCGGGGTGTTCTTCACGCTGCTGTGAACCACCGGAACACAGCCATAGTAGAGAGCTTCGATGATCGTGTGGTTGTAGCTGCCGGCCCTGTAGGCCGCATACTTGGGCTTCCCAGAGCCCTGGAAGTCGATCATGAAGGAGCCTCGGCTCAGGATCGTCGGCACCTGGGTCTCCGGCACACAGCCGAAGAACTGCGCTGGGCCCACCCCACTATAGTCCGGGGCAAAGTGGTCGCGGCCGACACGCTCCTTCCACTCGGGCTCAAGGCGCATGTTGTAGTATTCGATGCCGTTGCCATACATCTCAACGGTCCATCCGTTGGTGCTGGCGGCCGGGAGACCTTCCCAGAACTTGCTAATGCCCTTGATGTTCTTCCACTGGGGCAACCAGATCACCAGGTTGGGGTCTCGCTCGACCTCGGGGTGCTCTGCGAGTTCCCGGAACGGCACAAATGCGTTCGTGACTGGGTATCCCGCCTTGATCATCGGGTCGCCGTATGCCGGCTGGCAGACCATCGTGCGGTCGCAGAGCGGGAGCACCATCTCCCCAAACTCCTTGTATGAGTCCCAGTAGCCGTCATGGACGTAGCCGATGATGGGGATCCCGGCAGCCTTGATGCCTTCCAGGAGGGGAAGGAACAGCGGCTGGTCGCCATAGGCCTTTGTCGGGTGGGGGCAGAGGAACGACAGGATGACCGCGTCGTAGTTCTGCTGAATGAACCGCAGCGTTGCCTTGAAGTTCAAGGGGTGGTGCGGCGCGGTCCCGTCGATCGTGATGAAGGTATCGCCGCCACGAACCCGCTTGCGCTGGATGAACTTCCCCGGAGCTTTTGTCTTCTGGGGATCCGAGGCCAGGATGTCGAACTCATCACCTCGGGAGAGGGCCTCGGCCCTCAGCGTCTGGAACGTGGTGTTGATTCCCCCGACGCTGGAGGTGGACCAATGTAGCACTGCGACTCTTGTCATGGTTCTCTTGTTTCTAGAAGTTGGTGACGACAGTAACCCGCTCAGCGGCTCGGGTCACGGCGGTATAGAGCCAACGCACGCGGTCAGCTCGGAAGCATGCGGACTCATCAAACACAATCACCGACGGCCACTGCGAGCCCTGGGCCTTGTGGGTGGTGAGCGCATAACCAAAGTCAAACTCTTGAGCCAGCCGCTTCTCCCTGAAGTCTAACTCCCTCCCCTCAAAAAGGGCGGTGTGGGCTTCACAAGTCAGCGTTGCCTTGGACTCCTCGTTCTGGATCGTCAATGAGAGGGTGTCGTCCGACAACTTGGTGCTCTCGACGGTCATCCAGATCTCGCCGTTCAGCAGGCCGAGCTTGTGGTCATTCCTCAGGCACACGAGCTTGTCCTTGACCTCGGGGAGGTGGCTGGTTCGCCCAAGCAACTCGCGAGCCCGGGCGTTGCTGGCCGCCCTCGTCTTGTTTCGTCCAACCAGGATCTGGTCGTGGTCCATCGCAGTTGACCTGTCGAAGTCTGACTTGTCGACAACCAGCGACTCGCCAAAGCGGCCGGAGCTGAGCCCACGACCCTCGCGGATGCGGGTTGCGATCTGAATGATGGGGCTGTCCTTCGCCTGCCGGTGGATCTCCGTCAGCATCACGTCCGGATCGGCGTTGGTGAAGTAGCCCGCCCCGCCCACCGGGGGGAGCTGGGCCGGGTCCCCAAGGACCAGGATGGGGGTCCCGAATGACATGAGGTCCTGCCCCATGTATTCGTTTACCATGGAGCACTCGTCGATCACGACGAGCTTGGCCCGCTTTACCTCGCTGTCCAGATTGAGAACGAAGCTGGGCCGCTTGAGGTCCTGCTCAATCACCTTCATCTCGGCCCGGCACTTTGCGAGGTCCGCCTCCGGAGCCTTCTTGGCGACCAGCTCGGCGAGATGCCCACGCAACTCCAGCAGCCGGACCTCGCTCTTGGGCGCGGGCTTGTAGATGAGGCGGTGAAGGGTCGTGGCGTTGTGGCAACCGTTGTTGCGCATCACACTCGCCGCCTTCCCGGTGTAGGCCGCAAACAACACCTGTCCGCCGCACGACTCCGCGAAGTGTCTTGCGAGGGTTGTCTTGCCGGTCCCAGCGTAACCAAACAGGCGATATACTGGATTGCGGCTCGGGCTGCTAAGCCAGTTGCTGACCGAGACCAGGGCAGCATCTTGAAGTGGGGACCAGTTCATGTTTCTTTCCGGGTCAGGGAGCGGCCGGAGCCGCCCCCGCGTTGATCAGAATGGCGACTCACCATCGCCGCCGGTTCCGCCGTCGGGACCGCTGCTGCTGACCGACTCGTCGGCCATCTTGCGAGCACCGGACGCCACCTGCTGGTTGAGCAGCATGCCGAACTGAAGCAGCGGGTGTGGCTGCTTGTCTACGGTCTGGGGAGGGATCAGCGACTCTCCAACCTTGCCATTCACCGCCGGGGCGATAGCGAAGTTGAAGAAGCTGCCCTTGTTGTTCTTCTGCGACACGGTCGTGATTCGCAGGATGTTGGCGAACAGCGGCGGACGCTCCTTGTAGGTGCGAAGCTGCTGCATGATCGCCCTGTAGACCTTGATCTTGGTCGAGGTGAAGCTGACCACGATCACGTTGCCCGGCTCCGTGGCCGTCACGCAGTCGAGCATGTAGCCGAACATGTAGAAGGTCTCGCTGAGTTCGTTGCCCTCGTCGGTCTTGAGGTTCCCGAACTCTCCCGAGGCCTTGACTGCGCGGACCATCTCGCTGTCCTTCTCGTGGCGAGCGACGATCCCGCCGCCGGCACTGCGCGGCCGCCACTCCACGTAGACATGGTTGGTGGCGACGGGGACGAACAGCACGCCCTCCTTCCCACTGAACAGTTCCTTGGTCACGCTGTTGATCAGCATGCCCGGACGAGCCCCCTCCAGGGCCCCACCTTCGCCCTCACCACTGACCTCGGGCGACATCGCCTGGAGAACCCCCAGGAACGGCATCGTGAAGTCATCTTGGTCCGTCCCCTCGTAGCCAGCACCGGCCATGTTGCCGTAGTTGTAGGCTGGGGCGACCTCCTGCTTGACCGGAGCGGTAGGCAGGTTCTTCTTCTTTTCCTCGACCGGAGCCGGGGTGTTTGTCTTCTTGGCAGTTGCCATGAGTCATCCTTTCTGAGTTCGCGGTCCCCACTTTAGCGTCCGGGAGCGCATAGGACGTTCGGGGTGGAAGGCCCCCGAGGGCCTGTAGGTCACTTCGTGGTGATCTTTGCGATCCTCTGCTCCCAAGCTCCGAACAGCGGGAGCGGGATAGCCTCGCCGCCGGACAGCTGCTCAGCGATGAACGCCCGGAGGGTGCTGGGCTCAACCTTTCGATCGGTAGCCACGTTCTCAAACTTCTTGCCGAGTTCGGTGACGAGCTTCGCAGCCTTCACCTCCTCCTCTCGACTGAAGCTCACGAGGACGGTGCGCTTGACGAGACCTCCGTGGCCGTGCTCGTCGAGCCAGTCCATGGCCGCATCCTTCTGAGCTGCGGGGATGCTGGCTCGGATCGTCTTGGCGATCTTGATGCGGAACCCTTCAGTGGTCCGATATTCGGCGAGGCCGAGCTGGTCCATGAGTTCCGGGATCTGGCGCTCAGCGAGGTCCGTGACGACCTCGTTGGCCTTGGCGAGAGACTCCTTTGCCTTCTCCGCCTCTACCTCCGCCGCGTTGAGTTCCGCAGCAAGTCGGTTGAGTTGGGCGAGGGCATCGGAGGTTGGTGCTGTCTTGAATTGGTCGTAGCCTGACATGTCTGCTCCCAGTTAAACGGACAGTCCCTATACCCCAAGATGGGCGATCGGCAAGCGAGATTTTGCAGGCGTGTAACGTTGATCTCTGCTGGACCATACCAGAACAGCAACCTTGCCTTCATTGTTGGCAGCAGCAAGTGCCATGGCCCAACCAATCAGGACCGGATTGCCGATGGGCAGCAAATAGTCATCATCAGTGAACCCCTGTAGCACCAGGTCCATCTTGGCGATCACTGCCTCAGGACGCTGGACCGTAGCCCGGGAGTCAAGGATGAACCGGAGCTTGCCCCAACGCTCAGCGGGCTGTAGGTTGTATCGAGGCACTAGCTCCCCGAGGTCCGGGTCATAGCGCAAGTGGTGCTGGACGACATAGACGTTGCCGCTGTTAGCCATCAGATCCATTCCTTGAGACGGTCGCCGGTGATTGAGGAAGCGATGTCGAGTTTGTTGCGGAGGGCTTCAACAATCCCCTCGTCGACAGTGTCGGCAGCGACCAGGTCAATGTAGGTGACGCTGACCTTCTGCCCGATGCGGTGGGCCCGATCCTCCGACTGGAGGCGGTCCGTCAACTTGAAGGAGTTGTTGAAGTAGATGACGGTTCTGGCGGCATGAAGAGTCAACCCCTCGGAGGCCGCGGCCGGATTCGCTAGGAACACCTGGGCCGTTCCGTTTTGAAACCGCTCTACAGCCTCTTGGCGGTTCTGGGCGGAGGTGGAGCCGTCATACCGCACGACCTCCAAACCGTCCTCGGCTAGGGCCTTCTGGATGAGGTCGATGTCGGCCTTGAACTTGGCCCAGACAATCATCTTCCCCTGGGTGTCTTCCACGACCTCGCGGAGGAGGGCCAGGCGGGGGTTATCCGCCAAGGGGATCGTCACGCCCTCGTCTGTCGTCAGGAAGCCGCTGACGATCTGCTGAAAGCGGAGCAGCTGAACGATGGCAAGCATCGCAGTAACTTCTCCTGAGGCATGGCGGATCTCATAGCTGTCTGACATCTCCGCATACATGCGCTTTTGCTCCGCCGTCATGTCGAAGTATCGAGTGACGTAGACCTTTGGGGGAAGGTCCAGCACATCTTCCTTCAGCACTCGACAGGTGATGGTGGCGACGATCTCCGCGAGCTTCTCCAGGTTCCGGTAGCGCACCAAGTCCCTGAACGGCCTCCCCGAACGCGGGTCAACCCGATCCTGCCACACGCCAAAGAAGGACTTGAAGGCCAAATACGTGGAGCAGCCGATTGAGTGCCAGATATCCGGCTTCAGAAAGGCCAGCTGCGCATACACGTCAAACGGAGAGTTGGACACGGGGGTCCCGGTGAGGATGCGACGGTAGATGGCAGCCTTGCCCCGAGCGAGCACCCGCATCGTCCACTTGGCTCGCGGGTTCTTGATTCGTGCGCTCTCATCGAGCACCATCGCGCAGCGTCGAGTCGTCAAGAACTTGTGCAGATACTTGTCGCCCGCCTCCGTCATGATGCCGTGGTAGGACATCGCCAGGACGCTGAGCCCAGGGGCCTTGAGGACGGACTCCGCCTCAGCCTTGGCGGACTTGTTTGCCGCCTTGCCTGACTGCCAGTAGAGCGTGCGCACCTTCTTCTCCACCACCTTCGGGAGGTGCGTGGGCAGCTCGTTCAGCACCCAGTTGCGATGGACTCCGTTGGGCGCCAGTACAACAAGGCCGTCGATCTTCCCCGCCAAGAACAAATGCGACACGGTATCAATCGTGAGTTTGCTCTTCCCCGTTCCCTGCTCCCACAGCACGCCCCATGCCGCCGTGTCCTTGGTTTTGTCCCACCACTCTCGTTGATGGCTGTAGGGGGGAGTCCGCCAGGGGTAGTCTGTCATTGTGGTTCTGTGGTTCTGTTAAAAGACGGGCCCGACCCACTCAGTGGGGCGGGCCCGTCAACGGTCCTTTGGGAGCAGCAGACCTGAGCCCGCTACCGTAGCGACGAGAGCCATTGGGGTCGAGTGGCGAAAAACAAGATGAGCACGAGGCCCACGATCAGCGCGAACAGAACGCTGAACAATATTGCCTCTACAACAACTTGAAGCCAACGACGGCTCATCCCGTTTTGGACATTCTGCCGTTAATGTCATCAAGCTGCTCTTCCATCTTCTGCGTCCGCCTGTCGATGATGTCCAGGGTCTTTTGACCGTCGTTCGCGAGTCGGTGAAGGGACTCCCGCATGTCCGGCACCGCCTCAATGATCACATCCTGAGACTTGATCGACGCCTGGAACCAAGCGACCACGTGAGGGAGTAGTTTCCAGATGATGGCGCAGATGAACAGAACCAGGAAGATGGGGACCCCTAGCCGCTCCACCAAAGACAGCCCCGACGCCTCTATTGGGGGAGGGTCCTGACTAGTCAGATAGGACGCCATAGGCAACGATGTTTGTAGAGGGGTTTTCAAGTTGGACCAGCTGAGGTGAAGGTGTTTCGTTGGTAGTGTGTCGGACCTCTACGGTATCGCCGCTGGTGACTGCGAACGTCGCTGAAGTAGCCCCCGCCGCAACAATCGTCACCCAGGCCCCGACGTTGAGCCGAGCTTGGACATTGGAGGTAGAGTAAGCCGCCCCTAGGCGCAGGGTGAATGTGCCCGTAGCCACCGCGGTGTATGCGTTACTGACGTCATTGGCTCGGAGGTCTCCTCCGAAGTAGAACCTAGCATCATAGCTGCTAGTTGGGACAACATCATGGATCAGGTATTGGCGACCCACCAGGTTGGTCTCGGCCTGAATGTCGTGCCGCACCTCGATCTGAACTCTGATCTCTGTGCCCGCGGCCGCTTCGTTCCACAGCAGTAGTCGGTTGATGAACTCCGGTCCCGTCCCGGTCGCCCAGGACCCGGTATGGACCTCGGTGTTCGCCCCGTCCGGAGCGACGAACACACGCACGCGATACTCTGTGCTGGCGTCCACCGCGGTGTTGTCGGCCAGCAGCTCAGAGACCTCGTTGGTGGTTTCAAAGTCGCGACGGCGCCAACTGACGTTAAAGCCCAGGCCGTTCAGGCCGGAGCCGTCCGCGTCCGCGTTGATAGCTCCGAAGGCTGTGGAGCTTCCATTATACAGGGAGGCATTGGGAGGGTAAGGCCGCAACGCTCTCTTGTCCATCAACAAGGCAATCTCCGTGACTGCCCCGGGGAACGTAGCCTGGGTGCTCTGGGCACGGAGTTCGATGCCGACGTTGTTGGTTGTGGGGAACGTCGTGTCTGTGAGCCCACCCCCGGCAAACAGTATGTAGACCGGGGCGTTGATCGCATGGTTCGCCTGGGCGCTGTCGAGGGCCCCCCGATAGACGTTCTGGAGGTTCACGTTGGCGCCGCTGTTCGCCGCCGAGGTTACCAACATGAACTCAGACCCTACAAGGATCAGTTGGACCAGGTCCGTCCCCATGTCCTGAATCGTTGTGGTGTCCTCAAACAAGGCCTCCAGACGTGTCTGGGAGTCCGGATCCGGGCTGATGGTGATGGTCGAAGTTGGGATGGCCGTTCCTGCCGAGATGGCGCTGGTCAACTTCCCGACCAGCATGAACTGCATCACGTCTCCGGCATCCGAGGGAGCCCCGGAGAGGGCCCCAGAGGAGTTTCTCTGTCCGATGTTGAAGGCCAGCTCACTACCTTGTCGCCTTGCTGCGGCGAACACCTTGGCCACATACGGGTCCCCCGTGTAGTCCGGGTCCCGGACGATCAACGCCCGAGGAGCCTCAAAGGCGAGCTGTGCCGCGCTGGGATACGCCACCAAAGCCACCGTAGGCTCATTCCACTGAGTTGCGGAAGGAGCGCCGCCGCTCGCAGCGGCGAACCTGAACACGTCCTGAACGCACTGAAGGATCAGCTGGTTGTCGTCTGGCTTCCCGTAGTCGGCCCTCAGCACACGCATGGGTAGTCTGACGAACCCGTAGCGGGTGTTGCTCCAGGCGACAACATCCCCGACTCTGGTGCTCCAGCTCTGGCGGTTGAGGACGAACTGAGCCCTGGCAAGAGGATAGCTCTGGGTTCTGATGTCGCGCCAGGCGATGTAGTTGGCGAGGTCAGACCTCTTGACGCCGGGATACTTCGCCACCGCGGAGACTGCCTGGGGGCTAGTCAGCGAGCCGCCGGACATGATCACCGCATTTGCGGTGTCCTGGGCCAAGGCATAGCTCTCCTTGTATTCATCGTCACGCTTAGTGAACTGAACCTGAATCTGGTTGGTGGTATCCTCCCAAGCCCCCTTGGTGTAGTCCCGAATCTCCTTGATGTTGGACTCATCGATCAGCAAGGCGGTGTTGATGTCGTAGTCGTCACGAACAAGCTTGATCCGCCACTTACCAGTTCGGTGGTCCAGGAACACCAGGGCCTCCATCTGACGCTGAAGCTCCTCCAGCATCTGATTGGCGTCGATCGTGTTGTCCAGCAGCATGGAGAAGCCATTCTGCTCGGTGATCATCTGGTCCGCCGCATCCAGAAAGGAGGACCCAGGACCAACGTCAACCTCCGAGGCCGCGAACCCAAACCCCCACTCAGTGTTGGTCAGCAACTCGTAAACAACATTGACCGGGTTCGCATCATCAGACCCCACCTTGTTCTCGCCGGCACTCTGGCCGCTAAACAGGTTAGGGTATCTCTCCAGCTCAAACGCCCAGGGGGCGATCGTCGTGCCGTTGCCGAAGTATGCGCCCCGGTCTCCCGCTGCCGGCCCTGCGTTGGTCAGCTCTCGGGTCACGACGTAGCAGGTTCCGGAGTATCGCGGCGCGGTGGGCGTGGCCGCCGTGCCAATCCTCTGCCGTGCCGTTGTGTCTAGGTAGGGGCTGACCGTCTGTGAGGTAGACCCGACGTAGAAGTCAACGCTGGTTTGGATACCTCCGTTGCCGTAGTCGTCACCTCCAAAGAGGTCGGGAACATCGAGATGTAGAGAGCCCTCGACCGACTGCGTGCCGGACCACACCGCATCTTCGCCCACCCAGATCCGGCGGAGGATGACCCCGGGACCGCGACACAGGGCCATCTGGACACCGATGTAGTAGCGGAACCCCTTGATGATACGGGTGCTGGACCAGAGGCCCGTCTTGACCTTCTCGCGGATGGCGTCAACTTGGAGGTCGCCATACCAGACTACGTTCGGCCCAGCTGCCTTGACCCGGCCCCAGATCAGTGGGACGGGCCTACCTTCGGTGGCGGTAGGGAAGTTGAAGTCACCGAGGCCTGCCGGCCTCGCATTCTCAAACTTGGGCTTGGGCCGCAGAAGCTCCGTGAGGACTACCGAGACCACCAGGAAGATCAGGGTCTCAATCATCGGTCCAATCCCGTCTGGAACACGTTGCGGTTGGGCACAAAGGCAAAGCCGCCGAAGTTGGCCACGTTGTCAAACACCAGGGCGCAGTCTCCGTCCACGGCGTGGTTGCATCCGGCGAACACCTGAACGTTGCCGCCGAGGACCGTGCCGCTGAAAGGGAGGAGGAGGGTCAGGTCATCCCCCGACTGAGCGATGACCATTCGGTAGTCCATCGCAGAGGAGGGGCGGCAATACCCGCCTGTGAAGTCCAAGCCCGAGGCTCCGGCTCCAGCGACGGTGATCACGCTTCCTGTCACAGCCGTCACTTCCCCCGTGTGGGAGAACGGGGTGGGGTCGACACCGCAGCTGGAGTCATACACGAAGTGGTTGCACAGCCCCATGAAGGTGAACCTCGGGACCGATCGGTTGAGAGCCGATTCGATCGACCGGGCCGCGATCTGGGCGGTGTAGCCGTCCTCGGGGAACTGAACTGACTGGATGATGCCCTTGAACAGAAGCACCGGGGTGTTAAACGCTGGGGACTCGTCGCGCTGGTATCGGTAGATGGACAACGTGGCCCTCTGCCCAGGGACAACGTCTGTGTACAGCGCCGCAACTGCGTTGTCTGAAGGGACCGTCACGACCAAGTTGCGGTTCCTCGCGTCGGCTCCCTGCTCAACCCTGTTGCGGGAGATGGACTCAGGGAGGAAGGTGAGGCCGTCAACAACCAACTCATCGGCCGTGCTCGTGTAATAGTAGCTGTCTGTCCCAATCGTGAACTGATACAACTCGATGGGGCGCGAACTCTCCCTGCTGATCTCGTAGTCGTTGAAGCTAGTCATGGTCAGTTATCATCGAACACGCGGAGAACTGGGACGTTGACTCGGGCAAGCCCGATCCGGTCGTGCTGAATCTTGATCTCGTCCGCATCAAAGCGGCACAGCTCATAATACATCACCCGACTAACTTCCGCAACCGTCCTGTTTGCCGGCCAGGTCGTGTTTAGAGTCAGCCGCTCGACCGTGGAGCTGATGGTGGCCGAGGAGAGGACCGACCTTACCAGGCTGGTTCCGTCCGTGAAGGTGATTCGGAACAGGTCCGACGGGGCCCTATCCTGAATGAAGCGGACATACTCATGAGCCTCAACATCCATGGTGGTGGCGCCGGAGACCAAGTTGGCTACCACGGTCAGGTCCTCGCCGAACGTCGGGATGTAGAAGGCCTTCTGTCGGCCGCGGATGGCACTGAGAAGGTTCCTGAACTGGAGCATCTCCTCCCGATCGCGCAGCACAAAACCCTTTTCGGACCCTCGCTTGCTTCGGTCCCAGGAGCTTTGCTGAGTCACCTTTCCGGTGCCGTTGTCGATCCGATAGATGCGCCTCGGGTATTCCGTCCGCATCGCCGACCCCTCCACGATGTTCGGATCATCGAACAGAACGCGGGTGTTGTAGATGCTCCAGAACCCCGGAGTGGTAGACCCGGCCAGTGCCCCGGTGTCATTGTCAGTGACCTCAAACGTGATGTTGAACGACTCTAGGTTGTTCAAGAACCTCGCCCCCGAGGCCGCTCGGATGATGAGGGCGGTCCGCAGAGGCATGATCGCAGTCCCGGCCGGATATCCGTTCACGCTCGCATCCGCGGCGGTGATCAACGTGTCCGTGATCGCCTGAATCTCAATCACGTCATACGTGTAGTTGTTGCTGATGATGACCGCTAGGCCGCCAACTCTGAAGTCGCAATCCGCCGCCCCCGACACCGCATAGGCTGTTGCGCCAACGGAGACTGCCGCAGTGGTGAAGATTCTTTCGTGCCAGAGCGGGAACCCAAACGCATTGTCAGTCCAGTCGAGCAGCAAGGCATGCATCCGCTGACGCTCGTTCGCGTCGAGCAGATAGGTGACCTCAAAGATCTGGCGGGGATTCTTGCGAAGAGCTATGCGCTGCTCCTCCCCGTTGATCGACTCGATGATGTCCGTGAGGAAAGCCAGTGTCTCAACGGCTGGCGCCTCATACACCATGGGCATGAGGACGATTCGCGAGCCCGAGATGAGCAGCTCCAAGTCCTCTGCCGGCAAGGCGAACCCAAACACGATGTTCGTGTCGAACTGGGGCAGCCCTTCCTGGAGAGCCTGGATGCGAGTCTTGTCCAGCCCTCCGTTTGCTAGTGTCCCCAAGCCCACCCCGCCGTCGTTCCCGGTGGAGGTGGAGCGCAAGAACGAGGAGAGCCTCCCCAACGCTTGCGGTGCGACCGCATCGGGGAGGTCAACACCTGGGAGGGCGTTATTGGTGATCGCCGTCAGCGTGACTTCTTGATTCCGGAATGCGCTGTAGATCTCATACACATCCTCGACGAGGGTGATAATGTTGCCGAACGCAATCGGAGCCTTGGGCGTGAGGTGGACCTTCTCAAACCAGTCCTGGTTGAACCCTCCGCCCACGTCGAGGTCCGGCGACCCGAGCCAAGAGGTGTTGGTGTCTGTGCCTGCGGTTCCCTGCTCGGCCGAGGTCCTCAAACCGCCCGCCGAGTCCAGGGTGGGGTCAAGGTCCTGTGCGGTAGGGGCCCCTCCTGGGGCCGTTCCCGACTCCCACTGACTGAACGGAACGCCGAGGCCCGAGGAGGTGCCGCTGAAGTAGGCCCCGACAGTGAAGTCAAACAGGCCCCCTGTTCCGGTTCTCGCGGTTCCAGACATGGCTGTTAGGTGGTGACCTTCTTGTAGGCAATCCCCTGATACCCGCTGTAGCCAACGGGGGAGTTGCCGTCAACCAAGGCCTTCCGAGCCGAGGGGAACATCACCCAGACATCGCTGCCAACGGTGATCTCCTCCGCCGCCGCGAAGTCCCGAATGTTGACCATGCGGACATCCTTCATCTGCCCCATGGGCCCATAGATCTGATCCGGGGACCGCCGCCAGTAGTAGGAGACGATGGGGGACATGGGACACAGACCCCGAGCGTTGCTGCCTCGGAACATCCCAAAGGCCTTGGCAAACGGTCCGCCGCGGTATCCTCCCATCCAGTGCCCACGGGCGTTGCCTGCGCGGTCCGTCCCCAAGCTGCCGGAGGCTTGGTCACCCATCGACACTAGCCAGATCTCAGAACCGCCCTGACCAGGAAGAGATGCTGCGTGAACGGTCGCCGCGTAGAGCTGGGCGTTGGAAAGGGTAGTGGACCCGCTGGTCGCTAGGATCCCGTCCAGGAGCTTGGTGCAATCGTTGTACACCATGGTGTTGGCGTTAACCGCGCTCTGGCGGAACCCATACACATACTCCCCTCCCGACCAGTCATGGAACTTGTCGAGCTGACCCGCCCCAAAGTGGACATAGTCATCCGAATCAACCTGGACCACTACGTGGAAGTATTGGTCATCCTCAAAGCACCAATACTGGGTCGGCGTGTTGGTGATCGGAACGTGACGCCCGGTAGCGAGAGTCGCGTTGGTGCTCGTGTTGATGCCGTTACCGCTATCCGCCGTCTGGGCGCTAGCGTGAACTGCGTTGTTGTAGGCTGCTCCAAACCACTGATACAGCCCAACGTTCGACGGCGTGGCGCCGTCCCAGTGAGCAGCAAAGCAGATGTCATAGCCTGCCGCATTCTTGCGGGCCGCAAACGAGTTAGCTGCGGGCGTTGGAATCGTCCAGCCTGGGGTGCTGACGAGGAAGGTTCCGAGCTTGGTGAACAAGTCGGAGATGCTGGAACACGCTTCGTTGATGTAGCTCACACCGTCTCCTTGACGCAGACATAGTGGTAGTTTTCAGTCTGGACGTGGGTATGGAACACCCGGTAGCGGTCACTACCAATCGTGATGTAGTCCTCGGAGAAGAGGGCAATGGTTGCGGCGCTGCTGTCCGTGTTGTAGACCCAGAACCAGTTGGCGAGATTTCCAACCACCTTGTCGTTGGTGTTCGTGTCGCCTCCGATCGGGCTGCCGCCGCTGGCCCTGTGGAGAACCGTTAGCGGAATGGGGTAGTGGAGATGGGTTGAGGATCCTGGGATGGGGACGATGCGGCGGGAGGAGACTGCCCGTGCGGTGCTGCCTACCCCAGTCCAAAACACCACCGGGCCATCATCAACAATATCGTCGGAGCGGTAGTTTACGCCCTTGTCGGGAACCTGGGCCATCGGGAAGATACAGCTGCCGCGGGCCGTGTTTGCCGAGCTGGTCGAGGTATTCGCCAGCATCACCCAGTCTGAGGTCTCCGTGAGATAGAACCAGAGGCCGGTGTTGGTGTTGTCGTCGCGGAAGGCCTCCGAAAGGCCGGTGATGTCGCCGCTCGACAAGCTGGGGTTGATGTTATACTCCCGAGCCGCGGCCCCTACAAACATGGGGTAAGGGTCCTCCGTCTCCGTGGCGAAGCTGTCCAGGAAGCCGGCATACCAGTGATGGTATTGGTTGTTGTCGCTTGTAGCTCCGGCGGAGTTAGTGTCCAGGACACCGCTGATGCGCATGTCGTCAACACTGATCCAGAAGTCCATGTCCTGAAGATCATTCTCGTCGCAGAGGAGATAGGGGAGCCCGGTGCTGTGGGTTCCCGGGTCTCCCAGAATCCCCGGCTGCGCCGACATCGCGGTGCCGGCGTTGTGGGCGATCATCCCGTGGAGGGAGAGGGCGTATCGAGTGTTGAGCCCCGAGGTCGCCGTGATCGAACAGAAGCCGATGTATGGCTTGTTCGTCCTTCCCGAGGCATCGCCCTTCAGCACCACGTGCTTCTCGTCGGTGAGGGCGTTGAACGTCAAGTTGTTGACGTTACGCTCCGCGGTCCAACCACTCTCGGCCAGGGTGATGTCCACCGTTCCCCCTGTGCCCACCCCCGTCACCGCAGTCGTTGCGAGGGCGGTGGAGCCGATCAAGCCGGTCATCGTTGCTGTGATCGTTGCTCCGGATCCGGACCCTGCTGTGGGACCGATCTTGGTCGTGGTGTCTGCGGCCCCCGGGGCGCTGGTGTAGGCCCCACCAGTTTCAAACACGGTGACCGTGGCCACAGTAGAGGTGGCTGGAACCAGAGTGGCCACCTGGACTTTCCCTTTCTCCCGAGCCGTCCCGCCCGCTAGCTGAAGGATGTCCCCTACAGCATAGCCGGTTCCGGCAGCCACGGCCACCGCGCTGGCAATGCGGTTGGAAAACGCACCGCTGGCCACGATGCGCAGCGCGGTGATCGCACCAGCAACCGCAGTAACCTCAAACCGAGCATCGAGGTAGGCTCCGGCGTGGGTTAGGGCGATAATGTCACCGGTCACGTATCCCGAGCCCGCCGCATTGAAAGCAACTGTTGCGACATGCTTCGATGTGGCCATGGCCACGATCTTGACGAGCAGGTCGCGATAGCCGGTTGCGCGATCCGTCCCAGCACCAGTTTCGTATTGCCACGCCATTATCGAATCACCTGTGACACGCGGTCCTTGTTTCGAGCCAGAGCATTGATGATGGCCTCGTCCGCCTCGCCGTTGGTGATGGCTTGGGGGACCTTACTGGGGTCATCGACGTTGACCACCTGAACGTTCACCTGGGGAGCGGCCCCAGACTGTCCGTTGGGGACGATGCGGCCGGAGCGTCCCGGCTGGAACAGCTCAGGACCTTCCTCACCCACCATGTAGGAGCGGCCGGCAGTCACAGGCCCACCGGCAGCGCGAGCTTCCGGCAGCTGGGGACCGTAGGAGTCTGGATTCATCAGAGAGTTGGTTGTGGCGACCCCGGCTGGAGCGCTCAGGCCGAGGGCGGCGCTGATGGCCTGGACAACCAAAAGCCGAATCAGGACTTTGGTGATCTCTTCCAGCACGCTGACGGCGAACTGCTTGAACGCGAACTCGCCCGTGCGGGTGAACTCAAAGATGGCATCCGTAGCCTTGTCCGCGAACGTGGTGACGATCCGGTCGCCCACCGAGGCAAAGTCCTCCGCCTCCATCTTCATGCGGAGAAAGGCTCGGCTGAATCCGTCCGCCAGATCGGTCGAGGACTGGAGCGCCTGGAGCCGAACTCCGTCTAGGGCACGGTTGATCTCCTCGTGGAGAAGCGGCTGTTGACGCAGCAGCTCCTGGAGCCTCAACTCCTCCTCAACCAACTGCCTCTTGTAGTTGAGGCTCTCGCCGAGCTGGTCGATGGATGCCTGTTGTGCGGCTGCCTGGGTGACCCTTCTTTGCTCTTCAACGAGCTGCGTCAGGAGCGCAGCCTGCTCCCCTGTCAGTTGAATGCCCTCCCTCCGGAGCTGCTGCTCAATCTGGAGAGTGGAGGCAACAAGCTCGCCCTGCTGAGCCCGGACGCTCTCCAGTTCGATTGCCTCACGCAGCGACTCGACCTGAACTGCGAACGGGTCCGAGCCCACCGCCTTCTCGGTGTTGTCGCCCAGGCGAGACAGGAATGCGTTGTATTCACCCAGACTGATCGTGCCTTGGGCGAGGAGTGCGTTGAGGGCCTCCTGCTTTCGGTTGGCCTCCTCTTGCGGCCCTCGGATCTCTTCCAGGACGCCGCGCTGATCGGAGAGGAGCTGATTCAGCTCCAGCTTGCCCTGGATGGCGTCGATGTCCGCGGTGTTGGGCACCACGCCAGCCTTCAACAACTCCTGGAGACGCTCCTCCAGGTCAATCTGGACTTGCGACTCGCGAGAGAAGGCCCTGCGCCTCTCGATCTCTCGGTCCAGGGAACGCAGCGTGTTCTGAACAGAGATTGCGTCCAGATCTCTTGCAGCAGCAATCTTCTTGTAGTCCTCTACTTCCTTGACAATCTGTCCTCGCCGCCGTGCGATCTCGCTGGTCAAGAGCTTGACGCGCTCCCTCTGCTCATCTGTGGCCTCGCCGTTCTGCCCGATGACCCGGTTCAGCTGGTTCAAGTCTCGCTGAAGTCCGGTCAGTCTGTTTGCCGTCTGGACAAGCGCAGCATCCTTCTCCAGGTTCTCAAAGATTTCCTGGAGTAGCTTTGTCTCCTTAACAGCACCCGCTGTCGCCAAGGACACCAAGGCGATGGCCGCCGCTCCCAGGGCGAGAAGCGGGTTGAGTGTTGCGAACTTAACAACCAAACTCCCGATCAACGGGATCAGCTTTGTGGCGAATGCCGCAGCTAGGCCAAGTGCTGCCTGAGTGGTGATCTCGATGTTACGGGCGAAGAACTGAAACACCGCGGAGACGGCATTGAACGTCTTGGTCAGGGCGCTGTTTGCCCCCAGCTCTCCAACACGGAGAACAAAACCTTCAATTGCGGCACGGGAACGAAGGAGGGCCCCGTTGAGGCTGTTGTCGATATCCGCTGCTGTCCTCTTTGCTGACCCACCGGCCTTGTCAAGTCGATCCGTCAGCTGAGTCAGCTTGGGGATCTGGTTGGCAAGGACTTCAAAGGCCGGACCGCCGCGGTCACCGAAGATTTCAAGGGCGAGACCGGCGTCAACTCCGGCATCCTTGAGGACAGTCAGCGCCTGGGTCAGGCCTACCTGAGACACCGAGACCTCAGCAGCGCTGATGCCGAGGGACTCCAGAACGCGCCTCGTGGCCGTGGTCGGGCCTTCCAGCTCGGAGAGGATGCGCTTGAGGCCCGTGCCGGCAAGGCTGGCCTTCAAGCCCGCGTCCGAGAGGATGCCGAGAGCCGCGTTGGTGGACTCAAACGAGATGCCGACGCTCGCCGCAATCGGAGCGACAAACTTGAGGGCGTCACCGAGTTCTTGGACGCTGGTGTTGGTCTTGTTCGCCGTGTCGGCAAGAACGTCTGCCACGCGACCCATCTGCGTGGCCTGGAGTCGAAACCCGCGGAGAGAGGTTGCTGCGATGTCCGCGGCGTCCGAGAGGCCCAGGCCGCCCGCCGTCGCTAGCACGAGGGTGTCTGATACCGCCTCAAGGGCCTCGGTTCCAGAGAAGCCGGCACGACTCAGGTTCAGCAACGATTCCGCCGCGGCGGTGGCCGTGAATCGAGTCGTTGTGCCTAGTGAGAGGGCCTTCTCCTTCAGGTCCTCAAATGCCTGCCCTGTGGCTCCGGAAACGGCACGGACCGTAGCCATGGCCTCGCTGAACGCGGCAAGAGAGCGGACCCCCGCGGTGATGAGGGAGCCACTAACAATGCCACCAAACACCCCCAAGATCGTGTTGCGCAGGCGGTTGGCGCGGTCATTGATGTTGTCCAGCTCGTCACGAACCCGCTTTGCGCCCGGGGCGGCTCCGCGTGGGTTGATGATGACGTCAATCCGGAACTCAACCATCAGACTACCTCACCGCTTCAGCGTGGACTTCGACCGCTTTGCCTTTCGAGCCTGATCTTGTTCTTTGTGACGTTGGGTTTCTCGGAGGTCGCTGAGGTAGACCTCATCCATTTCACGGATGAGGACCTCCAGGACTCCTATCATAGCACGGTCGAGGCCTTTGCGCTCGCCATACATCACAATCTTAGACCAGGGGATGGGGCCGATGGCGGTTCCAAACGCCCGCTCGCTGCACAGGTCAGCGAAAGCGCGCAGCCAGAAGTCATCGCCCCGCACCTCCGCGGGCTTCTTCACATACCAGTCGGGAAGTCGCCCCGAGTTGGCGTTTTGGTACTGACCCGACTCCACCGCCCACCCGTCCCGGGCGTAGCGGAGGTCCCAGCGGAGCCGGTCGGTCAGTTTCCCGCCAGCTCCTGGGCATCCGGCGGCAGTTCGTCCCCCTGCTGGAGGAACCGCTCCGGGGTCGAGGCGAAGGTGCGCAGGCGGTCAAAGAGCCAGGCGGGGAGCTTGGCGCAGAACTCTCGGCAGTGGTCCGCGCTGAAGGGGATCCCCTCGTTGGTCTTGCGGTTGAGGACGCCCTCCCAACCGACGATCACAAACCGGGGATACAGCTCCCGGTCCTCACTGCGGTTGAGTTCGGCGTCCTCGACCGTCACCCGGTCCGTCCGGACCGCTCGGCGGGCCCGATTGCCGGCGCGGCGCAACAGGCCGTTGTAGTAGCCGCGATTGGCCTCAGTCGCAGGACGGAGCTGGATGCGCGCACCGGGGGAGAGTTCCGGAAGGTCGCACCAGGCAGTGTTCTCCTGGGCAACTTCCAGATGGTCGAAGTCGAAAGTGTCGCTCATGGTTCTACAGGTTCAGGGGGTTCGGGTCCTCGGGCCTATCAGGCCCAAGGAACAACGGGGAACAGGCTGATGCCGAGGTTGTAGCCGTAGGTGGACGAGGTGAACGTCTGCCCGGTGATGGACACCAGGACCGACGCGTCAACCGGGAACTCTCGCGCACCGTCGCCAAACGTCATCTCGGGGATGTCAAAGGCAACGGCCCCGTCCTCGTTCTTGAGGATGGCGAGGAACGTCACTGTCTCATTGTCCTTGATGGCGTTGACGATGTCCTTGCTCGTGAAGAGCATCTGGCCCTCCAGGTCCACTTCAAACAGGCCGCTGTTCATGAAGCGGGCTCCGAGCGTGCCCAGGCACTTCTCCGGGCTCACGTTGTTTCGGATCGACAGCGTCAGGTCCTTGAAACAGACATCGGAAACGCTGCTGATGACGTCCGTCGAGAGCGCGGCAAAGTTGGAGGCCGTGTTCACGGCCGTGGTCCGGAGAGGAGTCACGGCGCTGCTCGGCCCGGTCTTGCGGGTGGGTGTGATGTCGTCCGAGTTAGTCCCAATGAAGGAGTAGCTCATCGTGGCCTTGTCGCTGATCGGCATCGTGATGCTGACCTCGTTGACAAAGTTGCCGATGGCATACTCATACTCTGGGGTGCTGACTCCGCCCAGCTCGGGATACGTCACCTCCATCTGGTAGCTCAGCTCCAGATAGCGGGTGTCGTCCGAGTTGGAGGTGACAGCAACGTCGCGCAGGAAGCGACCAAACAGGAGGTCCTGGCTAGCCCCCGCGCCCGGGCCTACGTGAACGTCACTCGCAATGCCGAGCGTCGAGGACAGCTTGTCCAGGTTGAGGGTCGTTGCGGAGATGGCCGTGATGCGAGCGTAGCCGTAGCTGACCACGCCGCCGGCACCCAGACCGTTCTGGACCACACCCGTAGTCGGGTTGGCCGAGCCGATGTGGATGAACTGTCCGACCTTCAGACCCAGGGTGGTGAAGCTAACAGCCGTGGCCGAGACCAACGTGGCAGTCAGGCCCGACCCGGCAATCGTCAGAGTCAAGTCCGCGTCGTTCAGGACGCGCAGACCGCAAACCTGAAGACTGGCGTTGGTGGGGGGAGTCTCCACCACCAAGGACGAACCACCACAGGTGATCGTTGAGCCTGCCGCGCCAAGGTCCGCCGTCAGGACATGAAGGCCGTTGTTGGCCGCGTTCGTGTAACCCTTCGCCCAGAGGAGGGTGGCGCGGTCGCCTGTCACCCACTGGACCTTGCCGGCGAGGAGGGTTGTGGCCGACACGACGGTGAACGTGGTTCCCGAGGCGACTGTGGGAGGCAAAAGGCCGCCCGTGAACCGGAGGTTGAACTCATCGTTTGCGAACTCCGCGAACATGAACCCCTCGGCGAAGTCCGCGAACGCATCCATGGTCAGGTCCGTCTCAAACTCGACAGCCGAGTCCAAGTCCGTGACCGTGCCCTTGCGGCGGCCGCGGTCCTGGCTGATGGGCCGACGGACCGTAGTGGCGATGGTGGCGCCATACGAGCCGATGGTGTCGAACTCAGCGAGACGCCAGCCGGTGGTAACGGCCACGCCAATGGAAGATTCGGTGCAGAACCGAAGGCTGGTGTTGTTGGTATTGACGCGTGCCATTTGTTACCTCACTTGCGTTCGTCGTATTCAAACTCGCACTCAACCAGCACCTGATACCATCCACCGTCATCCGGCCCGATCTCTCGGATGATGACGTCATTGAACCGTATCGCATTGCTGGCGAGCGTTGTGCCCTCAAAGATATCGCGAGCAGATTGCGCAAGCGTGTCTGCTTCCCGGGTTCCTTGATTCAGGGGCGTGAAAACTTGGATGAAGCAGACTCCCGAGCGGCTGTAACGGTTGAGCCCGCCGGACCCCATCCCACCCTTAGCCTCCAAACTGGAGCCTTGGTGACGGACGGAGACTCGGACCCACTCAGAGCCCGCAGGGGGGTCATAGGCCTCGTTGTCCAGGGTGATGGGGCTAGTAGCCCCCCACCCCGTGATGAAATGCTGATAGATGGTCTCTCGCGCATCTACGAGGGTGACCATCAGACCACCCTCCCGAAGAAGCCCGCCCCGCCGCCAAAGAGGTCCGACTGAACAGCCTTGCGGATGGCGTTCTGAACGAACCCGGCCGGGGCCTGTCGAGAGCTTCCCTGGTTCAGGCGGTAGATGTAGGGGACTGCGTTGCTGATGTAGATCGGTCCCTGGTCTCGCCGGTATGACGTGACCACGCGAACCGTTCCGGCCTGCTGGTCCGCTCCGCTGACCGCCTGCTTCGACCCGGTAGGGCTGTCCACACGCGACCCGATGTTGGGCACCCAGTTGGACCGAGCCCAGCCGGTGTCCACCGGGGTTCCATAGTCGTTGTTGGGGGTCGTCACCAGGTTCGCCACGATGTCCAACGCGAGCTTCTTGAGGATCTTGTCAAGGAACTCCTCCAGGCTCGTGATGACCAGGCGAATGCTGTTCTGGCTCATGAGTCAGACAGAGCGACCTTCAGGGCCTTGTCGAGGCCCTTCACCATGCGCCACTTTCCGTTGCGGAGAAGCACGTCATAGCTGTTCCCGCCGAGGGACTTGACGTTGGGGGGCAGGTCCGACTCTTCGCAGGCCGCCTCCGGCTCCTGAGGCAGCTCAGCCGCCGCTGGCGCCGGGGACAGCGATGCCTCGGGAACCACGAGCAAGCCGAGCTTGACCGCGAACTCCCGAGAGCCGATCACACGAGCGTTCCACCACACCTTCATACGGTGAGCCCCGATGAAGGCGGAGATGTCCGGCGTCACATCCTCTCCAGGCAGCACAATATCCTTCCCGGGCATGCCGAGGCGGAGACGCTTGATGAAGACCATCGCAGCGTTTGGGCTGTAGTGCTCCTTCCAGGAGCGAACCAGGCGACGGACTACGGTATTGCTCATGATTCTCGGTTGTTGGGCCCCGGCATCGCTGCCGGGGCGTTGGATCAGGCCACGACGCCGCTGAAGAAGTAGCCGAGGTCAGCGGCCACCTTCTTGTGGCTGAACGCCATCTCGATCTCCACGCGGTCCGACTCCAGGTGCTCCATGCGCATGCGCTTCATGCGCGTCCCGAGCGCGCCCGCGCCGAGGAAGCCGGTCCAGGAGAAGGTGTAGCCCGCGCTCGGGATCATGATGCCCGGCGAGGGCGCAGCGTAGACCAGCAGCGCGTGCTTGCCACCGATGTAGCTGTGGACGTTGGTCGCACCCTCGTTTGCGGTGTTGGAGATGGAGTCCATGACGAGGATCTCATCCATCTCAAACAGAGCCGCGAGGTTCTGCTTCATCACCAGCGCCGTGCCCGCCGTCTGGCCGCGGTCAACACGACCGACGATGTCGGGGTGGTCGAGCAGGTAGTCAAAGGCCGAGCGGCCCAGGACCATCTTGTTGGGGCGGAAGCCCGTGCGCTCATGGACCGTGCGCGCAGCCAATCGCACGTTCTCGATCGGCGTGCTGGCGGCCTCGTTCCACTGCTGAACCTGACTCGCGCCAGGGGCCCCCGAGACGCCAGTGACGTCCGTGGTCCAGATGCTGGTCGTGAAGAAGTTGTCCACCCAGTTCTTCTCCTTGCGGATCAGAGCCTTGGTAGTCAAGAACTCGGTGGCCTCACGGTCGAGCTGGAGCGGCGAATCCGCGTTGGATCGAACCTGGTCGGCGATGTCCTTGTGCAGAGCCCAGACATCGGCGGAGTAGCTGTCGGTGGACAGGCTGTAGGACGAACCCGCCGACTCCGCGCCGGGGGCGCGCAACTTCATCTCATCGCGGTTGAACATGCCGCGATCATAAGTGAAATACTTGTCGGACTGCTTGCTGACGGGAACGACGGGGAACACGCGGTCAGCCACGAAGTTGGCCGCCGCCTGCATGAAGGCAACGCTGATGTTCGACAGCGGCCTGTCGACATGAACGTCACTGCGAGACGGTTGAATGTAGGGCACTTTAGAAACTCCTTGAAGATGGTTGGATCAGAATGCTGCTCCCACGGCATCCTGATCAGATCAGGCCTGGTCGCGGTCCTTGAGGAATTGGATCTCGATGATGTCGCCAGCGACGGTAGCCGCCGTCAGGGCCTTGCCGGCCGTGTAGTTGTTCACGCCCGAAACGGCCGTGATGGCGCGGCCCGAGGTGTCGCTGCCAATCGTGTCGCCCACCGACACCGCCGCCCCGGCCGTGACCTTGGCAATGCCGCCGTTGGGAATGACCATGGGGAACACGTCCCCGTCAGCCGCGCCGGTCTCGGCCGCGATGCCGTCGAAGTCGCCTTGCGCGCTCGACACCTGGTCATACTTGCTATCGCCCGCGGCCAGGACCACGAAGCGGGAAGCCGTGATGGCCGAGCCGGCAATGCGGCTGACCGTTTGAACACCCTGATAGGTGGACATGTTAACTCCTGCGGAAGATCTGTTGGTTGGATTGGGAAGGAGCCCGCCGAGGCGGGCTCAGGTCACACGCGCTCCCGGGTCCGGGACACGTGCTGTTCGTAGGCCTTCTGGCCTTCGGGAGTGCCGAGGGCCTTGGTGTAGGCCCGCTCAAACGTGACGTTGTCGCGCTTGGCGATCTCCGTGGCCAGTCGGTCGATCGGCGACAGGTCGTTGTCCTCGTCGTTCGTGCCGCCCGCGCTCGTGCCGGCGCGCTTGAAGGCCTCCGACAGTCGGAGGTCCTGGGCCTTGAGGACCGAGAGTGCGCCTTCACGCTCCGACTCGGGCAGCAAATCCAGGGCCTTGAGCAAGGACATGCGGGACTCGTCCGTGCCGGGGAGGTGGGCGAAGTCCTTGGAACGCTTCTCCAGGTCGGACTTCTTGGCCTTCTCCTCCGCCAACATGCGCTTCTTCTTCTCCTCGTCCATCATCTTGGCGAGGTTGATCATGCGCGTGTCGTCGTTCTTGCGGTAGGTCGTGCCGTCCATGGCCGTGTAGACCACCTGGTTGGCTTCCGCCGCCTTGCGAACCGTCTCGTCACGATCAGTGTCGCTGGCGGTCAGGAACGCTTCCGCGTCCTCGCCCTTCAGCAAGCGGAAGTGGGAGCGTTGAACGTCGGACAGGTTGGAGATGGTCTCTGCGCGCTCAACACGCTTCGCCATCTTCTCCATGTCCGCCTTTTGTGCCGCCGCAGCTGCCTCGGCGGCCTTCTTTTCCTCGGGGGTCATTTCGTGATCCTCGTGATTGCCGATTGCCTCGGCGGCCGTAGTGCCTGCGGATTTGGTGGCGTCATCAGCGGCGGCAGGCTCGCCCTCCGATGACGTAATGTCCGGCACCAAGCTACCCTTGGTGATGATTTCGATTCCGTGGTTGTGGCCCATAGCGTGGCCTACCGTGACGTTGCCGGCCTCATCCATCAACCACGAATGGGAATGGCCGTCGACATAGTCGGTCTGGCCAGCTCGGCGGACGAACTCCCCGCCACCCATCGTGATGTAGTGGGCATGGCCACCAGTCATCGTCGTGAGGGCCATCGACATCTGAAGCTTGGTGAGAGGAGCCTCCCGCTTCATGATCGCGACCCGGGCCCCTTGCTGAGCAGGCCGATCCACTCCGCTGATCTCGTCCAGCTTGAAAGACCGCATCACTGTGCGAACAACCTTGCCGTCCTTGATCATGCGTCCTCCAAGTCTCCGTAGGCTCCGCCAATGCTGAACCCGGTATAGACACCGCTCTGGAACTTCTCCAGCATCTCGGGCTCCGGCTTCATCGCAATCAGCAGTCCGGTTGTAGGGGTTTTGATCCCGAGAGACTTTGCAATGTCCGAGGTGAGCGGAAACGCGAACACCACGGAACCGCGAGGACCGCCGGAGTGCATCTCCTTGGCCACTCGGCTGTTCTCCATGAAGTCGGTCGCAGCTTTCAGCATCGCATCTTCGGGAATGTGGTCGCCCTGAATGTCGTAGTAGGGTTCGCCCCCAGAAGTAGAGACGATCGCAAACCCGAAAACTAGCCCCAGGTTGTTATCAACCTTGAGAACGGTCGCTTTGTCAGCGAACTTCAGCGGTTCAGTCATCGCTATCCTCCGACATGCGAATGCTGGTGGGGTGGGGCTTCTCCACTACGGGAGCTGGGGCCTGGACCTCCGCCCGAGGGGCACGCATGAGGCTCCCCACGAGGCTGTGGACTTCTTGGAAAGGTCTCTGCTTCAGGAAGTCCACGAGGGCCTGAGCAAGCGAGACGGGGATCAACAGTTGGGGTTCTTGGGTCATGTCAGATGATCTCAAACTCGACGATCACACGAACGAGGATGATGTTCCTCTCGGTTCCGTCGATCAGGAGGTGGTACTGGTCAGTAGGGCGGATCACGACCTCTGTCGACAGGTTTCCGCTGAAGACGTCATCCGTGGTGG